AGAAGTCTCGAAACCATGCTCCACGCCGGGGATATCGAGCAGCAACGAAGACAGGTAGGTCATAAAGCAGGTCCTATCGATGGCAATCCCGGGTATTGGCATATCATCCGTAATAGGGATGGGTCAAGCTCGCAGGAGCCCTGCTGGACGTTTACGCTCACAGCCTAAAACTGCTTGATATGACCGTCCGCTCCTGGCCGTTAGCCGACCTCGGCCAAAGGTGGCTATGGGTCGAGAGTGGACACTCATAACCTTGGGATGGGCTCCCAATCGCCAACTGCTACGCTGTTCACTCCACCAGAGGAACGCCGATGCCAAACTCAGACCTACTTCCCTCCCTCCTGTCCAAGCTCTACGAAAATCAGCTGGCCTTGGAAGCCTCCATAATGGAGCTCTCGAACTGGGTCGAACAGCGCGGCTCCGCCGATGTGGCTGAGAACATCCGAGGCGCTTTGCACACCATCGACGAAAACGAGGAGTTCATGAAGCTGACTCTGGCAGTCCTCATGTCGCCTGACTGATCGACGGGTAACCCTGCAGTTCGTCGCCTCAAGCCTTCCGTCTGACCAAATCCGGATCGCTGTACACGCATACAATATTTGGATGTAACAAACATGAGCATCGACTTAGCCACAGAGGACTGGCTCGGGTGCCCCACGCCCCTCGAAATGTACCAGCACCAATGCGCGCGACTTGAGGACGAACTCATCCAGACTGAGGCGATGCTTCACAAGGCACGGGCCAATGTGGCCGGCGTTGTACAGATGAATGACTTGCTGGCTACCGGAAAGACGACAGCAGAGGCGAAGCTGCGATATTTTGAAGCGGAGCTAAGCCGTACAAATGTCCAGTCCTCGGAAATGGCAAAAGAGATCATGGACTTGAAAATGATCGCAAGTCAGAACGAACACCTGTTAAGGGAGAATCAGCAGTTGCTGATGGAGCTGACAAATCTAAAAGAGCCTTCAGCCTAGCTCGTCTGCGTATACAGTCAGAGCTCTATCTGACAAGTCGATCCAACCGGCCCCGTCAATCAGTCCATGCGACCTCAAAACGTTCGCAGCGGACATGCTCATGTCGTAACGCTCTTGGGGGGATAGAGATCCGGTCGCTGCGCTATTGCTCGGCGGGGTTGATCCCTCTAATGCATTGCCTTGCCCATTACTGATCTTCATGACGAATGCTCTTGCCCAGTGTCTACCCGTTAGAGACTGACCGAAGCCTGTCTGTTCATCAGCCCCGACGAGCGGAGACGATCATGTGCGGAAGATTGACGCAGTACCGCGGCATCCATGACTTTGTTGCAGCGCTGAGCATGCCCAATGCCCTGGCCAACTCCATGGGCGATCAGCCGATTGAGCGCTTTAACGTCGCGCCAACAACTCAGGTTGCACTGTTCCACCTGCAGGGCGACTTGCTGCACGCCGACCCGGTCCGCTGGGGATGGCGACCACATTGGGCGAAGGACCGCGCAGTTCCAATCAACGCGCGCGTCGAGAAGGTAGCCCACGGCCCATTCTTCCGGGCGATCTGGCCGCACCGGGCTGTCACACCCATAGACGGTTGGTTTGAATGGGTAGATGAAGGCGGTCCCAAAAAGCAGCCCTATCTGATCCGGCGGCAGGATGGCGCGCCGATATTCTGCGCCGCGATCGGCCAACTGCCAGACGCAGATGAAGGGCCAGGCGAACATGACGGCTTCGTGATCATCACCGCCGACAGCGCCGGCGGCATGGTGGACATCCACGACCGGCGCCCTGTGGTGCTGACGCCGGACCTGGCCCGGGAATGGCTAGACCCCGCAACTCCCGAGGAGCGCGCCGAGCAGATGGTGTTGCACCAGGGAGAGCCAGCCGAAGCATTTGAATGGTTCAAGGTCGACACAGCCGTTGGAAACGTCAGGAACAAGGGGCCCGAACTGATCCACCCTCTGCGCTAAGGCCCCGAGAAATACCACATCACAAACGCTACCGCCGCCACCCAGCACAAGGTCAGCAGAAACGAAAGGCCTGCAAGCCTCTTATCCATGGCACCCTTCAATAAATCAAATCATCGCAATACGAACCATCTCCGAGAGAGTAGTTCATTGATCTCAGGGAGCAATTGCACGGACGTACGCCTGACATGCCCGCAGGGCGATCAATCCTTGGTCGCCGGCATCGGTGATTCCGATAATTCGTTGAGCATGCGCTGGGTCAAGTTGGGCTCGACGGGTTGCATGAACCACGCCGACGGCGCCGGGGGCGGCACGCACGTTGCAGCCACCGGCTGGATCCTCGAGGAGGACTGACAACCGCAGATCAGAAGTGGCAAGGCGATCGCGCAGGCGAGCCTGATCACGTTGGGCATCGGATAATTCCTTGGTGTGTTGTTGGTCTTGGATGGCGAGCTGCTGCTCGGTGGCCAGTCGCTTGTCTTGATCAGCGCGGGCCTGGGCAGATGCGGCATTGCTGATAGCGGCCAGGTCATTCTTATGCAGCCCATCCTGCAGAGCGAGCTTCTCGCCCATGCGCCAGTCCTGCACCTGCCAGGCGCCCCCAAAGCCGATGGACAGCGCCAGGAGGATCGACGCTAGGATCTGGCCCGGCGTCATCACGGTACATCCTTAAAGAAAATGTGGTGACCGAGACGCAGCGTCTCCTTGGCACCCAACGCCCAGGCCGGCGCCTTAGGCATGGTCGTGGCGTAGTAGTGCGTGGCACCGCCGGTTGGATCGGGCGTTGCTCCTGAAATCACCTGATCAGCTGCGCGCTGAGCCTGGGCGAACTGCGCGGCCGGAATCGACTTGGCGCCACTCAGGTAAGCATAATTCGGGTCGTTTTGGTTCCAGCAGCTGAACTGCCAGGGCTTCAGGCACACCCCAGCATAGCCCTCCCCCCACCAAGACTTCGGCTTTCCGTCGAACACCCGGTTGCGGATAGTCCACGCAACGGCGATTTGGCCTGCCAGGCCCTCGCCGCGTGCCTCGCCCCAAAGCGTGCGCGCCAAAACATCGCGGTCTTTATCAGTCGCGTTCATATTTTCTCCAGGCAAAAAAATACCCGCTCATGGCGGGTGTCGGTGTTCTGTAGCGGATCAGCTCGGCGCGACCGGTCGCTTGGAGCTATCAGGAAAGTCGGGATTGATCTCGGACCACTTACGCAAGGCAAGCCAATACTTTTGCCATTGCTGAGCGGTACCTGGGATATCTTCCTCGCCGTACTCAATGGCGGTAACGTTCTGCTGGGCTTTTGGCATCTCGAGATCGCGCCAGGCCGATTCTGTAGCCACGGCTTTCATTGCGCTTGGAGACCAGCCAGGGGAAAGCCAGATCTGATCAGCGTACTCAGGCGGACTCTCTATCTCGACGGAGTCTTCGGGCGGCTCGGACTCCCAGCCACCGAGGAATACCCCTACTTTGTCGACGTAATACTTCATGCCCACGCCCTCATAATAATCCGGCAGTTAGCCGGTGTAATTTGATCACCGCTTGCCGCCGAAAAAACCTTGATCATAGACGCGCCACAGCGCACCCCTACGGCAGATGCGCTTTTACTAACAACCTGTAAGCCGTTATAGCTACTGGTAAGCATCATCCCAGGCTCGAAACGATCTCCCGCAGCCGCGTTGCCTTGGGCGGTGATCACAACACATTCAAACTGGATGAGCGTTGGTTCAAACCCAGGATTGAAGTTGAGCAGCCCTCCAGCAGTCCAAGCGGTTTGCCCGCTTGTGTAAGACTTGGTGAATGGCGCTGCGGTGATGCTCTGTTTCGCATCGAGAGCATTTTTCAAGTCCACCTGGTCCGCAAGTGCTCCTGTGATACCGCCCCATGAAGAAGCAGGTAAATTAACCCAGACACCAGCACCACTCAGAACTTTAAGTCGGTCGGCGATCGAAGGGGCGGGTACCAAACCCTTTGCACCTGAGGCGCTCGCGGTCGCTCCAACAAACGCCAAGATCCCTTGACGCAACCTGTCGAAGCCGTCCTGAGTTAGGCCGCGCAGGGACGTAATATCATTGTTATCGCCACTCGCCGCCTTGCCGAGTGTCACCTCTTCAGCGTGATCAGCTGAATTTTTAGCAGCCGCAGCCGATGCAGCGGACGCCTGCTCCGATTGGATGCTGGAGTCTCTAGCGCCCTCAGCCCGATCAGCTGCAGCGACCGATGCCTGCGCTGAAGAACCACTCTGCTGAGCCGCCAACTGTGCAGCGTCCTTGTTCTCCGTAGAGAGATCAGCCGCGGAGCTTGCAATTCCGGCCTGCTCGGTCGCGACATCTTTGGATTGCCCGGCGGATTCGGCTGCCTCGGTCGCCGCCGCGACCTGTTCCTGCATGTCAGCCACCCCACTCGCAATCACCTGAGTGGCCGCGCGTAAGGCATCAGCCGAATCCTTGACATAACCCTGCATAGGCGCAATCGAGTAACCGCCGCTGCTCACGGCGGCGCCTTGGTAGCTGGGTGAGATGGATAAAGCCGTGTTGCTCGCAATGTTAGTGACTTCATACCACTCGCCATCAGGCCCGCGGAACGCATCACCGACGCGCGAGTTCGCAATGAAGGATGTTCCTGCTCCGAGCACGGCGTTGCTACCAGGAGTCACAGTAACTGTGCCTGTTTTGTACCAGGACATATAACCTCCTAAGAAATAGGCTTGGCAAATACAATGGGAATAAAGAAATTAACGGAGTTATTCACGCCGATAATGTAGGGTTCAAGCCTGTTATTTCCGTAATTCCATATCACATAGAGTTTTGCCGCCCTATTGGTATTCCCGCCTACATCCATGCCGACATTATTTATGAGCATGTAATCGCCTGTATCTAACGGAGAGTAAGCGGTCCAATTTGACCTTGTTGTGCCCTGCCCTGTAGGACTAGACCCCATATAGGTCCAACTGGTTATTGTTCTTGTAAATTGAGCACAAGGTGTGCCGCTATCAAACAACAAATTCGCTCCTCCGTCCCACAGCCTCAGCCCGTAGGTCGCAAGCTCGCGTGACTTGAAGGCAGCACAAAAATAGTTGCCAGCTCCAGCCGATACGAACGAAAATCCAGTCCAGTTTCCGGGGCCACCGCTGATAGTGGTGTATTGAAAGGTAGTTGTACCGTCAGGACGAACGAAGACCAAAGGAGGCTCGGCGGTCGTGATTGCGGGGGAGAACGCCGCACCTCCTGAGTACCTCCCCGACTGCAAAACAACAAGCCGAGAGAATTCCGAATCGAGAGTTACTACGTCGTTATTGTTCGTAAACGTCAAGCCGAAAGTCATTTACCTATCCTTCATAACTAGCAGCCTCTGGGGACCGAGTCCGTTCATTGCATCAACTGCACCAGTCCGATTACCAAACCAAACCTGCACGCCGCCCTGATAAACCTGAGGTTCATACTGAACTGCGTAGTTATTCTGGGCATTGGGGTCTTGGGGATACGCACCAATAGGTATGCAGATTGCAGAGTGTGTTGACGGAGAAACTCCCGGGATAGAAATATTGATATACCTGTTCCCTCCCGTGATGAATGCGACAACGCCTGAATAAATGATCCTTACGGTGAATGAGTTCTCATCCAGTTCCAACTTCCCTGTTGGCCCCCATATCCTCATCCCGAAGCTCATGCCGTCAGATCCCCAAGTTGAACCCTCTTAACGTTGTTTTCGTCGTAGACCTTGATAGCGCGGTTGGTCATGGTCAGGCGACCACCACCGGGCGCTGGGCCGTTGAACTCAAGATTGCCTGCTTTATCCAGACGCCACCCTTGAACACCTGCAACATAGTTATCGGATTGCAAAGCCTGGCCGATTTTGAGCATGGTGATACTCCCGTCCTGGATGAAGGCCGAGCGCATGAAGACCTGCCCGTTCTGCACCGTGAATGGCGACGAAAGAACCCCGTTGATTTCGTTCACGACCGCGAAGGTGTCCGCGCTCACCAAGAACTGGCTTTGCAACTCACCGTCCACGTTCTCTATACCGAGCCCAACAGATGCTGCGACATACTGGCCGTTTTGATTGAGGCGCATTTTCACGGACCACATTGTCGAGAGCTTGCCGTCGGTGTCGGCTTGGGCCTGGCTCACCGTCTGAATGTCCGCCGAGTTGTCGTCGATCTTCACGCCGATCTGCTGAATGGCCTGGGCGGTTGCTTCGCGATCGGTGACCACAACGCTTTCCAGATCAGTCACGCTGCCGGCAACATCGCCCACCGAAGCGGTGAGTTCCGTCTGCCGCTGTACCATGGCCGCATTCTGCGAGGCACGCGTTTTCACTTCTTGCGCGAAACTTGCCGAGGCGTTGTAGCCCTGGAGCGCGTCAGCAAGATCACCCTCGCCGGTGTCGTCCCTGTAGGCCGATTGCAAGGCCTGGAGGCTCGACGCCTGGGCCGTTACCACACCATCCAACTCGGTAATGCTGGTGGTGTTGATCTCAACCTGACGCGCCAGCCCGTTTGCCGTGACCAGCACCTGGCCCACGTCCACCCAGTAAGCGGCGTTCGGCGGCGAGGTATCCACCGGCACCAACTGGGTCGCCTGATAGATCCGCTTGCCGACCACCACCAAGTCGCCCTCGAGGTAGACCGACTCAGGGTCATAGGCCGACAGCCCATCGAGCGCATCGATCTGCGCCTGCAGGCCTGGAATCTTGTCGATTTCGTCGACGATGTCCTGGCCAAGCTCGGTACGCCCGATCTGTCCGGCGATCAGATCCAGCACCGGCGCCGCGTCGGCGCTGGCCATCCCCATCACGCCGTTACCGACGGGATAGAACGGGCCAATGTTGCCGGTGCGGTCCACCAGGCGCGCCCAGAAGAAGAACTGCGCGCCAGCCTGTAGGGCTTGCATGCTGTAATTCGCCTGGGGGTGCGCCAGGTCGGCCAGCTTGGTGGCCACCGACAGGTCATTGGCCTGGCCATACCACAACTCGGTGCGCTGGGTATCCTCAGCGCCAGCAGGGAAACCCCACTGAATGCCGATGCCGAACAGTTCGCTGGTGGTGGACAGAAACGCCACCGCCGGCGGCAAGCCGACCTTCCCTTCCAAGTTCGTCAGGTTGGAACTCTTCCAGATGGAAGATATCTCGAAGGCGCTCACCGACCGAACGCGGGCCACGTAGGCGCCCGAGTAAATTCCGGTGACGTCAACGCTTGTCGCGCCCGTGCGCTGAAGCTTGATCCAGTTGCCGCTGTCCTTGCGCCACTCCACGTCATAGGCGACAGCGCCAGCCACGGCAGGCCATGAGATGTTCATGGTGCTGATAGCCAGGCCCTGGTCAACGGAGTAGTTCGAAGTGATCTCCACGCTCGCCGGGGCAGGAACGACGGTGATCGGCACAACACTGATTGGCCGCTCTTCCAGCCGGGCGCCGGTGTCGATGTGATCGAACTTGCTCGGGTCGTACTGCACCGCAGAGATTTCAAACACGCCAGGCTCCGGCCGCGCCACGCTGACCACACGGTACAGCGGGATGGCCAGGTCATCGGCGTCCAACGCCCAAACTAGTTCGCGCTCAGGCGGCACGGAGTAGGCAACAGTCACTGTGACCTGCCGGCCGCTGACCAGTTGCACGGTGCGGCCCTCGCACTTGCCGTCGGGCAGGTTGAGGATCAGCCGATCGCCGGGCTTGGCCTGGGTGTCGCGATCCAGGGTGATGACCTTGCCATTCACCGCCGAGATGCGCCCGCCCACCGGCCTGCCGGCGAGAAGTTCGTCGGCGATCGGGATCACGTAGCCAGGGAGCGGGATGCGCCCATCGAGGCCGACCTTGAAGGTGACAGCCCGGTCCTTCGAGTTCGTGAGCAGCGCCCACTTACCACGGCGCTGGGCCTCCGACTCACGGTCGCAACCAATTGCGCTGATCTCCAACGGGTTGTCGCCGTAGCGCCGCTGCAGCTTGGCATCGGTCACAGCTGTGACATCGGTGTCGTAGTTGTTCAGCGGGTTGTCGTAGCTGACCAGCGCACGACTGTAACGGGTACGTTCCGATGCGCTGGAGTAAGTGAACTTGCCATCGATCACGTTCGCCCGGGTGTAGGCGAAGTCGAAGTCGGTGGCGCGCGGCATATCCGACAGCGTGAATACTTGGCCTTGAGCCCAGTAGGTCATGCCGCGATAGATCGCCGAGATATCGCGCAGTAGTGACCAGGCGTCGGCCTTGCTTTGCAGGTTCAGGTTGCAGATGAAGCGCGGCTCCATGCCGCCCTTTCCGTCCGGCACCAGCTGGTCGCAATACTGCGAGATCCGGTACAGCTCCCACTTGTCCACCATCCACGGCTTGATACGACGGCCAAGGCCGAAACGGTCGTTCGTGGTGATACCGTAAGTGTGCCAAACAGGGTTGTCGGTCCAGGCCTCTTTGAATGTTCCGTCCCAGACGCCCGTATAGGTGCGCGATCTGGTGTCGTAGTTGCTCGGCACCTGCCATTTCCGGCCATCACATTCGATCGTCACCGCAGGGATGCTGCGGAACTGCTCGGCAGAAAACTCGATGTAAAGCAGCGCGGTGTTCGGGTACCGGATCTTGGCGTCAATCACCTCGGTGAAGCCGGCAATCTGCATGGTGTCTGAAATTTTATTGTTGTTCTGGTTTGCAGTCAGTCGAGTGATACGAAGCAGCCACCCGGTTGTCGCGCGCGGCAGATTGATACGTCGGGTTCGCTCGTACAGGCTGGTAGTCTTGCCCGACACAGCCTCGTTCAAAACCTCCTGGTACGTCCCACCATCCGTTGCCAGTTCGACCTTATAGCCGATCGCGTAACCGTTGATGTTGCCGCCGGAGTCCACCGATTGGAGCGCAGGCCAGGCAAAGCGCACACGTACAGCCGATAGCTGGGTATTTGTGATCGCTCGAACCCATGGCGTGCCGCTGCGCAGCTCGGTGCTGATGGTTGTTTCGTTCTCGACCGATGGGATGCCCTGGATATAGGACTGGTCCACAGCCCCGCTGCGCCACTCCCACTTCACGTTCGGGAAGTTCATGTTCCCCTGCGGGTCTTGCAGCGGCGTGTTGTCGAGAAAGATGTCCTTTGCGGTAGGAGCACCATCAAACTCGCCCTCACCCACAGCAATAAGCATTTTCGCAATGGCGACGGAGCGCAGGCTGTCTGGTGCCTCGGTTGGGGTTTTAGGCTTCTCGGAACCGCCCTTGGCGCCGTAAACGTCTATCTTGCGTGCTGCGCCCATGCTTTTCTCCTGGCATAAAAAAACCGCCTCTTGGGCGGCTTCAGTTTTCGGGTGTTGGCTACATCTGGTCTTCGGCGTAAATGGCGGCACTGATGATCGCGCCGCCCCAGCGCCGGCGGCCGGCACACAGCGACACAGGATTGCCGGAGGCAGTGGTGTTCTTGGCGCTGCCGAAGGCGTAGCCGGGGGTGTTCTCCGGAGCTGCGCTAGTCTTCAGGCCGCCGGCCTGTGGGCTGAGCATTTGGATCACGCCGCCGGCGACGAGGCCGATGCCTGCCGGCGCCAGATACGGCGCGGTGACCGGGAATACGTACGAAATAGCGAGCAGAACTACACCAACAATCGTCTGGAGAATCCCCGCTCGCTTGCTACCAGTAATCACTGGGGCAATGCGAATATCTCCCTCTCCGCCAAAAGAGAGCTCACCCTCACCAATATTCTTTTTCCCCCTGAACACCGCGAACTCGATCCCTCGGGACTTGGCATTCGACAAGAAGCGCTCGAAGCCAGGAACTTGCACGCAGAGAGCCTTGATCGCCTCTGCGGTTGTTCTTACCGACAGCCTGAAAGAACGACCGAATTGGCGTAGCTGACCAAAGAGCAGGACTGTAGTAAGGGGTTGGTATTCGATTGCAAGCGCTGCCATGACTTTCTCCGGGCATGAAAAAGCCGCCCGTAGGCGGCTTGATGTAGTTGTTCATTACAGGCAGTCGCGAACGGCCTTTTCAATTGCTGATCTACCGTAACCGGGAGCCCAGGACAATCGTTGATACAGCGCAACACTGCTTCCATTTGAGGATCGATTTACCTCTAGAAGCTCCTCGGCTGTCGAGTCAGTAGCAACGATTAGCCTGTAACCAGTCGAGGTTTCGGTCATCGTGGCGCCTGAGCGAGCATCCTGCCACTTCGGCATTACGCAGAGAGCATATTGCTTGGGCGCCTTATTCGATGAGGTGCTGATGGTCGCCTTTCCGCTTTTGAGATCGCCTGGCGTGGTGCACCCCGCCAGCATCCCCACCGCTACCGCCGCTATCAAAATCCGCATGTCGTTCCCTCTTTGGTTTGGCGGGACTGTAGCACTGGGGGGCAGATGCAAAAAGCCCAGCACCTTGTCGAGTTTTACCAATCACATGGATGTCCAGTAAGCTGCGCATTCAAACTGGACAAGGACGACTCGCGTGATCACCTGCCACCTGAAGTATCAGATTGACCCTTATCAAATCGAAGCCTTTGAGCACTATTCGAAACTGTGGATTGGCATAGTCAACCGCATGGGAGGAACCCACCACGGTTACTTCCTTCCTGCCGAGGGCGCCAGCAACGTCGCCTATTGCCTTTTCAGCTTTCCGAGCCTTGCGGAGTACGAGCTTTATCGCGAAGAGTCCAAAACTGACCCCGAATGCATCAGCACTTTCGCCTTGGCAGCGGAGAAGAGATTCATTGTCAGCTCCGAGAGAACCTTCTTGCGGCCAGTGCTCGATTGAACCCAAGCCCGACCCGCCGGGCTTCTTCATACCGTGAAATACGGATTACCGATGAAAATACGCCCATTTCAGTTTGAGTTGAAAGACTTCGCCCTTGCACTGTACGGCTTGAGCCTGATGCTGCCAGCTACAAACGAGCATCATGAGGTTTTTGACGTAAGTCCAAACTCATATGGCTGGGAAATTTTACTGTTAGGTATTCTTGCCGTGATGGACGGAGGTATCGCGTGGCTTGCAAACATCGCGTTCATACCGGCGTATCTATACAGGAATGCAAGAAAGTCGATGATTTGCTCAATCATAGCAATCGCGATGGGCCTAACCTCGTTCTCCTACACCAGCATCTGGAACGATGGCGCCGGAAGGATAAGCATCACTAGCTACAGCTACGGATTTTACGTTTGGATGCTTTCTTTTGTGTGGCTTGCCGCCACCTCTATTATCGAACTTCGACGTCAGAAAAGTCTTTCGATGATCGCGAGCGCCTAAAGGCTGGCGTCACCACCAACCCGTCCGGGCTTTTTCATGTCCCTCAGACGCAAAAAGCCCAGCGCGGGGCTGGGCTTTGATAGATTCCTAAGTAGGTTGGCCGCCAGATCTATTTTTTCTCATGGGCGTTGATAATTTCCATTATTTCAGCCAGCCCTTTCATCGACTCACCTGCCTGAGCCGGGTTAGCTAACATTTGCTGCATGAACTGCAGTCCCATCTGCTCACCGGCATCTGGCTTCTTGGGGATGACGGTCTCGTTTATGATATTCGTCATAGTATCCATTAGGTGCCGCTGCGACTCCGTCACTGTCCGCTCAATCACTGCCGCTCGTTTATCTATTTCCGCTAAAACATCTTTGGTTTTGTCTTGATATTCAGCCATCACGCGCTGCGTTTTCTCGAAATTAGCTCGGACTTCCCTCTCGGAGTTTTTTGCCGCAGCTATGGCAACAATTGCCAAAATGAGCGAGGTAACACTTGCTAGAAAGGAAATTACGTCAAAAACACTCATGTTTTCCATAACGAGGCAGCTCTCCTAATGATGATTTTCGCTACAACCCGACCAACCAATGCCGCATAACATAGCGTGTGGCCATCATGGTACATCTGAACACGTTCGTCCCCAACTGGGTGCCCATCCAGCGTGGATGGAATGCCAGTGGCAGGAGTCGCCGCATACATAGTAGCTTTATGCCGCCATGTCGCAAATGGATGCCATGGATCGCACCAATCTCAAGGAAAAAAAATGCGCATAGACAGCAAATTTTTGTTTGGCGTCTTGAACTTCATCAGAACCGACAAAAAATACGAAGGTGACAAACCTCTTCAGTACGGCACCCAGTACATCGTGGGTGGTGTTTTTGTTGACATTCACACTTCGGCGAAGAAAAAGGGCACCTTCACGCTCGATATCAAAAATCACCCCGCCAACCCTGATTTCGCACGTCAACTTCAAGAATACATCGATGCCGCATGCGAGCCTGAGGACGATAGCGCCATCTGATCTTTGGACCCCAGTCCTAAGCCTGCAAGCCCAAGGACTGGGATTGCGCCAGTATCGGCGCGTTTATGACCTGGAGGTCAACTGTGACTGATATGAAAACCCTTGATCAACGTGTTGCTCACATTGAGCGAGTGCTTCCCACATTGAGCACTTTCAATCTTAATGTGCTCGCAACCATTGGTAGGCACGTCAAAGAAAGCAGCCCAGAAACCAGCGCTTCGCTACTTAAAGATCTTGAGGGGCTGAAGACGGTGAAGTACGAAGGTCTAGAAACTGAGTTGATTCACAGTCACATCGAAGCCCTTATTCAGATGATTTTTGCAACCCAAAACCGCTGACGTAGAAACGCCCATTCTTCTCACTCAGAATGGGCACCCATTTTTTAAGAATGTCCTGGAGTTCTGCTTCGGTACGACCGTTGCGCTGTTGGGCTTGAAGTTTTTCCGCATATTCTTTCATAAGATTCCCGCTATTGCCGAGCGTTATAGTTAGTTTAGGGCGTTTCTGTGCCTGAGAATCAGGCGTGTCCGGTCATGCCAGGGGCCGCCAAAGACGACCATTTCCGACGGCCTGCCGTAAAGGTGGTGCAGCAGGAACGGTCCCGGGCCGAAAACACCTGAATCCTCACCAGGCAACGACGGATCGGTGCCAAGGTATATGCCAGCGTGGTTCGGGTGAGCTGTCCGGCCAACCTGCATAACGATCATGTCGCCGCGCTGTGGTCGGTCGACGAGCACAAACCCGGCCGTCTCGTAGTGCTGCTCGTACAGGCTGGCGTTCTCCGCACTCTCCCACCAGCCATCTGTGCGCTGGAAGGTCTCGAATTCAAGGCCCCACTCGCGGGCATACCAGTCAGCGCAGACCTGCCAACAGTCCCACGCGCCGTGCACAAACGGGCGCCTGAGCAGCGGCGTGCTGCCTGTTGGCGTGATCGTCCGCAGGTCGCCTTCGGGCCAACTCAGGATGTGCCAGGGCAAGGCCGTGGCCTCGCACATGGCCAGGTCATGCGGTGACGGCCTGCTGGTGGCGTCCGGGTGCGAGTGAACGATGCCGATCACTTCGCCCACGTCTTCCGCCGCGGCGTAGTCCTCTGGATCCAGCCGGAACTCTTCGTTCGGTTCGGTGGCGATGTTTCGGCACGGGAAATACTTCTGCTTGTGTCCGATGGCGAGCAGCAGGCCGCAACATTCTTTCGGATACTGGGCCGCCGCGTGCGCCTGGATGGCGGTGATGATGTGTTTTCGCATTATTCGCGCCCACTAAAAAGGGCGCCGTAGCGCCCTTACATTGGTTGTTATCGAGTTGGAGGGGTGAGAACAGCCTTTTCTATCGGCCAGCCCATTCGGATGCGCAGATAAACAATGTTGTACGAGAGGCTGAACTCGTCGGCCCAGTCTGCAATCGTCCTAGTTTCACAGAAAAGGGTTTTCAGATGGTTTGACCGAGTGTTTCTACACTGCTGCTTATGAGTAGCCCATCTGCAGTTGTCGGGTGAATAGCCTTTATTGTTGTCGATACGATCGAGCGACATGCCGTCAGGGCGAACACCCATGTCTTCATAAAAATTGGAGAACTCCAACCAGCGATCGCATACTTTGATTCCCCGAGCGCCGTAGTTTTCATAAGCTGCATGGTTTTTGTTGGAGCATCTTCGGACCATCCCATCCCAAAGCTGATAAGACGGCGTCCCCTCCATTCCGTGCTTGATGCTTCTTGCTCTTGTAAGCTCTTTTGACAGGCAACCGCATGACGTGGACTGGCCGTTTACCAGCGGCCCTGATCGAACAGAGCTCTCTTTCCCGCAATCGCAAACACAATTCCAGTAGGCCCCAGCCTTGCTGGGTTTGTTGGCGTCGCGGCCCACTACAAGTAACCTTCCAAATCTTTCGCCGGCTATATCTCTGACGGGTCGACCCATTTTTCACACCCCTACAGTATGAAACCTAACTTGAGGAGCGCAGCAGGCCCGTTAGGTATTGGCTTTTCGGGAGCTACCCTAGCCGCGCAAGTCATTGTATCAACTCCTTGAGATCAGGTTTACTGCAGGAAATCCCCCAAAATTTAGCTCTTCGTTCTCGCCAAATCTGAGTTTGCATGAGGACAGGCACCCCTTACATTCATCCTTCGCTGGATCATCTGTAGGATTGTCTTCGTCATCAAACATCGCTGCCCCCGTGTAGTTACAGTCAGGGCCCCTGTATCCCCCCGTCATGGCCCAGTGGCAGAACGTCGTCATCTGCCGGCCAGGCAGCCCGTGGTTGTCGATCTCGCCTGGGGAGGACAGCTCCCACATCACCACTTCTCCATCCTCGCTGGTTTTCTGGTCGATGTACCAGATCTCCAGCGCCTCCTGGGTTGGGTCGGCAGTTGGATTGCCTTCGGGATAATTCGCCGCATCCAGGTACTGGGCCAGCGTCTCGCGGACCGTCAGCTTGAACTTGAGCATGTCCTCGAAGGCCAGGCACAACGCTGTGACGCGCCCGTTGACGTTGCCGGCCGCAAAAGTCGGCCGAGAGGCGGTGCCGTCGCTGCTGGAGGATATACCCTCAATCTGCACCGGCCAGGCCGCGTACTCCTCGCCTTGCCAGATAATCGACTTGGCGGGCAGGTCCTCTTCCGAGCCCTCATAGGCCAGCAATTCTTCTGGCGTGTGCGGGATGGCGTGACCGTGGAAGCGAAGGTAATCGGCGCCGTATTCGGTCCCATCAATTTCAAACAGGCGAATCTCGCCGCCGGGCTCCAGTTTCTGGATGTCCGTGATAAGTGCCATGGGCGGTTACTCAGGGATGAAAGGTTTGCTGGAAAGTCGCGGTGATGGCGTAGACCTGGCCGCCGCGGTGCACAGGCTTGTAGCTGTTGCACTTGTAGAGACCAAGCTCACCCAGGGGCGGCTCCCACAGGAAGCCCTTCGCCCCCTTGTGTCGGTCGAGGAAGTCCACGATGTCCTTGATGCGCCCCTTCATGCCCGTGAAGGTCACGGGCCAGGATTGCGACCGGTTGTTGAGGCCGTCCTCTACCGACTGTTCGTATCCATCGCCGAACTGCTTGGAGCGAACGCGCTGGGTGATATCACCCTCCGCGCCCTTCTCCGTCGCCCAGGTGAATCGTTCGATAGCCATCAGCGCCCCTTAATTGCTTTGTTGATGACGCCACCTTGGCCCATGTCCTTGTTGCGCATCTGCTGGTACTTCTGCTCAACGAACGCGGCCAGTTCCTTGCCGAACAGGTCATAGCCTGGAGCATCAGCCGAGGATGAGGCATTGCCGTCGCCATCGATGTGCACCTCGACATTGATCTGCGTTGAGCCAGATCCGCCGCCAGCAGCCATAACCCCAAGCTTGCCACTGGAAGTACGGGTCAGCGGCATGATCGCCTCTTCCCCTGCCTCACCCATAACCCCTGTCTTGCCGTTGGCCATGCCAAACGCCGTGGGCTTGCTGACGATGGAGTTGGTGAAGGCGCCGCCGTCGGCAAACATCTGCACGCCACCCGACCAGGCGCCACCCTTCGCTTGCGGGAAGTAGGTACTGGAATAACCGGCTGATGACGCCCCGAGGTTCGACGACGTGGCACCGGCAGACCCGGCAGCCATGCCATTGCCGCCACCTGCAGCACTTCCGCCGAGGTAACTGGCCGCTGCGCCCACCAAGCTGCCCAACAAAGCCGAACTCGCCTGACGGGTAGCGATACGCGCCATGTCAGCTAGGATCGATTTGGCGAAATCTGAGAACGACGCTTTGCCGGTCATCGCGAAATTGACGATCGAGTCTTCCATGGAACTGAAGGCGTTACCGAACAGGCTTTTTGTCTGTCCGGCAATGTTGCGCGCCGAATCCAGGTAGTTGTCCCACGCCGCAGTCGCGCCCTTGGTCCAATCGCCCTGGGCATTCTCCACATCCGCATAGTTCTGCCGGATCTGGTCCGTCGCGGCCTTATTCGCATCGGCAAGCGCCTGCGCCTTCCGCTTGAACTCCTCTTCCGACATGTTGCGTGACGGGTCAGACTTCTGGTTGGCAAGCTCCAGCGACTGCTGAGCAAACCGGTCCTGCTGGCTGTTCAGCTCGCCGCTGAGCGCGTTCTGGCGATCACCCTGCCCTACGCCGAGCACTGCGCGCTGGCCTGCCAACTCCAAAGCCCGCTGTTGCTGCCCCAGTGCCTGCACGTATGTGCTGATCGCCCGCTCCTGCTTGGCAAGGCGCCCGGTTTCGTTGGTAGCGAGCACTTCAAGCTGGCTGTCGGCATCCTTCTGCGCCTTGACCATTCCGGCGCGGGCGTCGGCGATCTTCTGGTCAAGCTGGATGCTTTGCGCGGCCGATGTGCTCTTCTTGCCCTTCGCTGCCTCCAGCGCGGAAATCTCGGACTCATAGGCGGCCTTGGTCTGGTCCAGCTGATTTCCGATCAGCGCCTGGCGCCGCAGCAGATAGTCTTCCTCGGACAGCAGGCCGGCCTTTTGAGCCGCTTCCAGTTCCTTTTGGTAGTTTTTGTAGGTGTCGGTGATCGCCAGGAGGGCGTTCTTGGCGTCGTTGAAACCGCTCAGGTCGACCTGTGTGCCGGCTGCCTTCGGGTCTTTATTCTTGTCCTGAATCCCTTTCAGGAGCGTGTCGTAGGCCCCGCCAGAGAACCTACCGCCGTCGTAATTTACACCATCGAGCAGCGGGGACTTCTGACCTGTTTTCTCAGCGTTCTCGTACAGCGTTCTGAACTGCTGATTCAGCTTGTCCTGAGCAGCCTTACGCTTGTTCAGCGGATTTATGTTGTCGAGCTGAGCATCCAGAGCTTTCTGAGCCTCAATGGCCTTCTGGTTCGCGTCAGTGTTTTCGCCGGTAGCAATTGCCAGATTGGAGCTGGCCGCCTGCCTGGCTTTCAGACCTGCAAGTTTCTTTTCCAGAGCCTCGGTCGAGTCGTCATGCTCGCCGGTGCCCAGGCCCAGTGCGGTGTTGAGTGAGCTGAGTCCATTGGAAATGGCGCCAACCACCCCTCCGCCTTTGCGCGTATCCAGCACGCGCTGGGTGATCTCGATCTGCTTGGCCAGGTCGGGGAAAATCTCCGACCGGACTTCGGCGTACGCGCCTTTGATAGCAGTCTTGATGTTGTCCCAGTCGCGCTCTACGTCGGATAGCGACTCGCGGTAGGTCTTCAGCCGCGTAAGTGCTGACTGATTCAGGTCTTCGCTGAGCACATCCAGGGCGCGCTGACTGTCGCCTTGGTCGTCCAGCCCTTTGATCACCTGGTACTGCTCAAGGGTCAGCAGCCCGTACTGGCTGCTGATCTTGCCTGCCGCTTCGGTGGCCGTCTCGCCGGCTGTGGCAAAGGACTTGGCGAGTTCGCCCGCGCCCTGTCCGGTTACTTCGCTGACAGCGGCGGCAGCTTCGGCCAGATTACGCATTTGCGTGCCGCTGGTGGCTGCTCCGGATGCAAGCGAAACAACTGCCTCGCGCGCGCCGGACAGGTTGCCGGTGACGCGCCCAGCGCCATCGGCCATGTCCTTCAGGCTGGCGATGGTCTGCCCGGCACCATTCGTACCGCCATTGATCGCGGCATTGAACTCTCGCGCCTGCTTCATTGCATCGAAGTATGCGTAGCCCAGCGAACCGATTACGGCGACCAGCAGGCCGGCCGGGATCAGCATCCCTGCGAGGCTTTTAGCCGATTCACCGGCGCCAGCGCCCAGCTGAGCGATCGCGCGCGCACCACTACCCAGGTCGCCCGCCTGTATGGCATTGGCGAGCTGCATAACGTTTTCTTGAGCTTGGCGGGTGCCGAGCTTCAGTTTTTCGAATGCGCCGGCTGCCTCAGTCAGCCCAGCCCGATCCTTGCCGATCTTGGCCAAGGCTTCGTTGTAACGATCGGCGTCGATCTGACCCGTTTTGTGCAGGTCGTTGAGAGCTTTCTCCTGAGCTTCCAGCTTCGCCAGCTTGGCGGTTACCGGATCAATGCCGTTGACGGTGCGCTTCAGCGCCTCAATCTGACGATTCTCAGCCTCGATCAGCTTTTGCTTCTGGGCCAGTTCTTTGGCTTCCGCCTTTTCAATCTTGTCGTAGGCCTTTCCCAGTTGATCCTGGTACTTCGCCTGCTCCTCGATGGTTACCAAGCCGCCCTTGCGGGCGCGCTCCAGCAAACCCTCGGCCTGAACCAGCGACTCCATGCTCGAGATATTGCCCGTCATCGCCTTGTCGAGTTGACTGATGACGGAGATTTCCGCTACTGCGCTGTCAGTTGCTTTGCGACTTGCCCCGGCTTGACGGTCCCTGGCCGCCGTCGATTTATCGATACTTTGCGCAACGTCCGCTTCTGCCTGGGAAACCTTTTTGCCGGTGTTGACCAGGCCTTCGCCTGTTTTGCCCAGGTCATCAATGGCCTTCTGGGCGCCTTCGGCCGAATCCACCAGCTTATCCAGATCATCAGCAGCCTTTGCGGCCTGCGACGATTCGACCGCAATACCCAGGGAAGCGAAGTTGGTGCTCATTTGTTTTCTCTCTGTTCCGCCATCACCTGCAGGGCTTCAGCCTCCATAAGGCGGAAGTCGCTGAAAATGGTTTGTCGCTGGCTGATCGGTACGCCACACATCCGAATAACCCCGGAGAGAACGCTGTAATCCATGCCTGTTGCGCCGCACGCGCCTGTGCGCCACTGGGTGCTCATGGCTTCGAAGACTTTGAAGGCATCCCAGTTATCGGGCCAGATGCCGACTTCCTTGTCGGGGATGTCCTGGCGCGATAAGCCGAATGCCATCAGATCTGCATCTGACGGCCCGGGCTCATACAGTGCGCGAGAGGCGCTTAGGAGTTTCCCAGACGGGCTTCGCTGAAGGCTTCGGCGTAAGCGTTGAGCACTGCCTTCGGCGCCGAGTTGATCGAATTGACGAGGATGCGCACGTTTTCAGGAGTGAATTCCTCTTCGATATCCCAGCCCACCACAACATCCAGCAACTGGTCTGCTTGCAGGGCGATCTGGGCGGCGGTGAAAGCTTTGAGGTCCATGTCGCCGACCTTCTTGCCCAGTTCGTCGTGCCGTTCGTTCCAGCCGGTGTACAGCTCGGCGAGCGCAGTACGGTCCAAGTACTTGAACTCGAACTCCACCTTTTCGGCGTTGTATCCGGCCCGCTGGATCATCACCGGCGCCTTGAAGGTCGGCTTCTGGATCAATTTGAACTTGGCCATGGATTACACCGTGGCCGCGTAGCGGGTTGGACGACCGGTCAGGGCGATGCTGATGACACGAGTCATCAAATTGTTGCGGGACATGGTCGGCGTCGAGGTGATCGACACGTAGCCGTTGTAGATGATGCTGCTGCCGCCAGGAAGGTTGAGTCGGAGCAGGCGCGCTTGCTTGTCGTCGTCGGCGGCCTCGCAGACGTCCACATAGGGCTTGGAAGGATCATCGGCGACGGTGATGGTCAGCGTGATCGGATTTTTGGTGGTCGGCATCTGACGATCATCGTCGTCGGCCAGGAAGCCAAAGGTCAGAAACTGCTGATCGCCGCCGCTTGAGTTAAGCTCGGTGATTTGCGAAATCTCAGTGAAACCGGTCACCTCCCGCACCGAGCCAATGCCCGAGCCTGCCGGATACTGCTGGACGTTGACGGTATTCACGTTTTCCAGCGCGAAAGTGCCGCTGGCGATCTCGCCGACACGAATGCCTCGCCCTTCAAGGCGGGTCCATCCAGAGTTGACTGCAATGACGTCGCCTTCGGCCAGGCCATGCGCTGCTGCGGTAGCGACAGCTGGATTGGCGTTCGTCAAGGCAGTGAATGGGATCGCGGGGCCGTAAGTGGCTGCAATCTCAAAGGTGGCGCCGTTGGGCATTTGGATGCCAGCCATGGGTATTTCCTCTTTTCAGAAATGACAAAACCCGCACAGTGGCGGGTTATTGGGTTTGCCCTATGGGCTGTGGAAGTGCTAATCAGGTAACTCTGGGATGGAGCAAAGGGGAAAACCAAGGTGACAGAGGTCGCGCTACTCAACCTGCTTCAAGACATGGAGATCAGTTTGCATCAGACGAGTGTCCGGAATGATCGCGAACAACTCGATCGTCTATTGCACAAAGACTTTCATGAAATTGGTCGCTCAGGGGCCTTCTATTCGAAAGCTGATACCGTTGAAAGTCTGCCGAATCTGAGGTCTTGCGTTGAGATCCTAGCGCAAAATTTCAAACTGACCGTGATCTCCAAGGATGCTTGCCTGTTGGTATACGAAGCCTCCCAATCCAGCCGCGACGGAGCACCAAGGCAATACGCGCGGAGATCTTCGATCTGGAAGCTTGAGGCTGGCAATTGGCAAATGCTCTTCCATCAAGGGACGCCTACTCACCCGGTTGATCCTGGCTAAACGATGTCCGCTCTGTATTCGAACGACACCGGCACGGTGTATGTGGGCGGATCAGGAATTCCCGGACCAGTATCCACTGGCGACATCGTAACGACGGTGAGACCTGCCTTTGTGTCTCGCGCATAAAGCGGGAACAGCGTGGTCAACTCAGCCACAAGTGGGTTCGTCTTGGCTTTGCCGGTATTGGCAGGAGCCACAATGCTGACCTGATATACGCCGATGAATGCGCGGTGGTCGCCGGCGAGCGTGCTGCTCGCAGTATCGCCCGGGAGCAAGAACGCCCGCAGATAGGTCTCTCCGTCGGCCGGGTCGTATTGGACGTTTTCGAACACAACTTTGATCGGCTCCACCTGGGTCTTGCTCCAGGCAATCAGCTTGGCCTCGTAAATGGACGCGATAATGGCGTGGCTCATACCTGGTTGTTCCTTGTGGCTTCGTCGACGATCTGCTGGAAGCGGGCAAGGGTAATCCGGACCATCCCACCAGGGGCCTGGGTCGAATGCCCGTACTCCAGCGGGATGCCGTACGGAAGATTGTTCACGATGTAGGCTGTCTCGCCAGCCGTAAGTGCCTGGACCTGTAGTCGAAGCTTGGCCAGCGTCACGCCACCAGCAGGATCGACCTGGTCAAGGGTGCCTTCTGCCGGCGCGCCAATGGAAAACTGCCAGTTCCCACGGAACCGCCCACCGACGTAGTCCCTACCCGCGACCAACCCGTTCACGTTGAAGTTCTGGTCGCGCTCGGTCTTGGTCAGGGGTTTGGCATATTTCACACCGCGTCGCAGCCTGCCAGCTTTGGTGAAGTTCGATTCGTTGAGGTTGATGATCGTGTTGCGCACTGCGACCTTGAAATCGTAGTCGTCGGCCGCCTGGGTGTTCGCCTGCCGGTGCGCAATGTTCGCCGCCCAGATCTCTGGATTGCCCACGGGCGACATGCGGATGACGCTGCTGCCGATCTCGATAACGATCTCTCGGATGGTTGCGTCGATACCAACCTGGGCGCGCTCAGCGAAGTCGCGAATGTTCTCGGCGAAGCTGCCGTTCATGCTGGCGTATTTGTTCGTCATGAGCGCACCTGCAGCTCATAAAGAATCGGCGTGCCTGCCGGGTTGATCTCTTTCAGCGGCGGCACGATTGACCAGGTGCGGCCTTGGGCCACGACTTTGTCGAGAAGACCCGGCACCCAAGTCAGCCCCTGCGCGGCGATCTTCAGCTTTTTGTCGCCCTGCCTGATCAGGCTGTTGTTCTGAAATTCTTGGCCGGTGAAGTCGAGCAGGATGCCCTGGGCGATTTGCTCAATAGTGGCGCCAGGCGCCTCGCCGCCAGTCTCTGGGTCGTACTCGCCCTGCTCCGTCTTGCTGATCGTCACGGGTTGGCCGAACTCTGTAATCATCTCCAGAGCCATCACGGCCATTTCATCGTAGAAGGCCATGTGGACTCCGTTGCGGCTATGCTCGGATTGCGAACAGTCCGCGCTTTTTTAGGTAGTCGGCAAACTGCGTGGCGCTCGGCCGATCAGGCGCCGCCGGCAATAATCGACCGCTGGAGTTGGAGATCGTCGCGTACTCGCGAGTCACTGCACCCTCGACACGCTCCAGCGTCACAGCACCCTTTCGTTTGTCGATTGGATCAATGTCGTCCTGATGAATTTCAGCGGCCAGGGCCATCTGCCCGTACTGGATCCGCGCCGGCAGATAGTTGTTCGGCTTGATCTCGTGGTCCAACAGCACTTCCCGGCGCGGCCAGGACAGCCCCTGCTCGCTGTTCGCCTTGCGACCCTTCCAGGTCATGCCATCCATCGCCAAAGCGGCCCGGCGCAGCAGCGCTTCCTGCTCGGGAACACCCGCGGGGATGACCGTGCCGAATTTCACAGCATACGTGGCCAGATCCTCAGCGCTCGCATAGCTTTCGGCGTCAGGCTTGCCAGTCCCATCCTCGATAATGAGTGTCATGCGTCAACTCGCTGGAATGGTTTGAAGATTGGCCGCCGGGTCACCGGCAGCCAGCAGTATCACTCCTTGGCCAGCTCAGCGACGAGCCTTTCCAGGGATTCTTTCGATGCGTTTGCCCGGTACGGCACTTTGGCTTCGTCCAGCTTCGCTTTCAACGCCACGATTTCACTGGCCTCGTCAGTCGGCGGTGCAATGGTCGCCGTCTTCAGCACGTCCAACTCTTCACGCAGCGCCTTAACGGTAGAGAGCAGGCCGTCGCGTTCAGTGGTCAGGGTGCCAACCGAGGTATGGATGGTTCCGAGCAGATCAAACAAGCGCAACGCCAGTTCGCCTGACTCGGGACGGTGAATCTCGCCAGCTTCCAGGCCACCAATCAGGATCTCGATCGATCCATGCTCAGCACGCAAAGCCGCAACGACTTTTTCGAGTTCGGCCTGTTTGGTGGCGCCAACCATCTGCACCCGCTTAGCCTCCCTCACCGACACGTCAATACCGGCCGCTTCATATGCGTCGACCACGTTTGGCCAATCGCCAATCACCAGCACGCTGGTAACACCGGCTTCAGGCTTATCGAAGTGTTCCGGATTGCGGTAGCGCTTCTCCGGGTCGAAGCCGTTGAGCTGGTTGCTGTAAGTCAATTCCATGTGTTTCTCCAAGGCGGCCATCGCTGATCGCGCGTTGAGTTTTTGGCTTAGCCGCCAGTTGCAGGAGGCGTTGCAGTCAGCTGGATCATCACGCCAGCGGTGACCTTGTTACTGCCCGCGTGCTTGACCCAATTGGCAGCGGAACCGACCGCAGCCAGGGTTGGGTTGGAACCGCCAGTGGTGGCTTTCCAGCTGTAACCCAGCACATCGATGTTCACGGTGCCTTCAGCACGGTAGCCAATGCTCAGGTTCTCTTCGTCGTTCACTTCGTAGGAACGGAAGCCCGGCGCCTGCGACTCGGTGATGGTTACGGCGTTTGGCAGCAGGCCGAAGATCACATCCGCCGGCGCGGTGTCGGTCACCAGTACAGGCTTACCCAGAGTGCCCGGCAGGCCGCCGTAGATCACAACGCCAGCTTCTTCGTAGATCTTGTTGGTGATGGCTTCGTCGACGATGTCGAAGTAGGCGCTGGAGTGCATGACCCACAGAGCGATCCGGCCGAATTTGTCGCCGAACTTGCGCATGCCGCGAGTCAGCGTCTTCTTGCCGTCGGTTTCGATGTTGGCCGAAACCACCATGTCAGCGTTGGAGCCGATGGCGGCACGAAGGCCAGCAGTTGCGTACTGGATGAAGCCTTCCAGGGTCGCGTCAGCAACGTCGGCACCGACGATCTGGGAGAACTCCTCGACCGGACGACCGCGGCGCTTGAACGCCTCTTCGGTGGTCTGGTACGGGCCGTACTTCCAGGGAGCCTTGACGCCGACAGCTTCGCCGGCGCTGATCTTCTTGGCAGTAACCTTGCCTTCAGAGTTGACGTCGCGGTGTTCCAGCGAACCGTTCAGCTTGTAGAGCGCACGCTTGCGGAAGTCACCTTCAATCAGCTCGTTGTCCAGCACCATCGCGCCGTTGGACGATGCGTTGAACACATCCAGGTTGTCTTGGACACGCTCCAGGTATGCAGTTTGCGCCTCATCGTTGTAAATGATCAGGTCGCTGTTAACGGTTGTAGCCATGGGTCAATCCCCTTACTTGGGCAATTGCAGATATGCGGTTTGGCCGTGCTTGCGCTGGAAGTCGCGCTTCTGCTCGGAGGTCATTTCGGAGCGCTTGAATGCAGCCTTGCCGCCACCCCCGCCCGGGGCAAATGTCCCTGAAGCCCTTGGCCACAGATGAGGTGCGCTTTCGCGCAGAGATTCCGCCCATTCGAGCGGAGTCAGAGGGGTCTTGCCGTCTTTACCGAGGATGACCTGGCCGGATTCATCAACGGCGACTGCATCGCCATCTTCGTTAAGGGTGAACACGCCTTTGGCGCGCAGGATGATGTCGTCGGTTGCTTCCGGCAAAGCACCAGCCTTCAGTGCTGCGCCGCGTACCGAGTCGCCCAGGACTTTGCCCTGGAACTTGGCAGCGAAGGACTCAGCTTTCTCGGCACGCTCGCTGATGGTCTTCAGCTGCTTGTCGTAGTCACCGCGAAGGCGCTCAGTGCGGCGGTTGAAGACCTCGTCGACCTTGCCCTCGGTCAGCAGCTTGGTTTCTTCGTCCTGGCCGGCGCGACTGAGCAGGCCTTTGACTGCGTCGATGTCGATGCCTTCAAACTGTGTTTCAAATTGGGTCAGCTTGCCGGAGGTTTCCTTCAGCTTGCCCAGCAGTTCCGAGTTCTTGGTTTTCAAACCCGAAACGGATGCTTCAACGGCAGTCGCGATAGCGGCCTTGATTGCCGGGTTTTCCAGGTCGATTTCGTTTTCTTCTGCCACGTTGATGCACCCCTTGGGTTGAGTCGGCCCACTTTGCAGGCAATAAAAAACCCGCCGAAGCGGGTTGTGTTCAAAGTTTTGGGCTGTGAATATCCGCCCGAAGCCACTTGGCAATATGAATAAGGATGACGATGGGCCAGCCTCTTTTGCGGAAAGGTCGTTTCTTTTCTCTACCAGAAACGATAACGGTAGCGGTCGTTACTTCAGTAATCGCGCTTATCGGAGCCCTTGGTAGCTCCGCAATTACACTGATGGCGAGCAATGACACCCTCAATCAGAACCGCATACAGAATTGCGTTCAGCGAGTGGATAAGCACGAGGACACTCTTCGAGCCAAAGGAGATGCATTTCTCAAAAGCATCGCAAGCATTACAACCTACGCCTATAGCCCTTTGAGGGACGACGCTGGCTGGAACGAGCGAGCTGAGACCCTTATGAAAAACGCATTTATGGTTTCTGTATATGCGCCAGAAATCTCCGTACAAACCCTCGAGGTATCCAACGCAATGCGTGAAACCCTCAATGTGTCCGACGAAGAAAAGGCAAGTGTTTATAAGAAATTAGAAAGCGCGGCTCGCCATTGGCCAAAACTGTATTTCGAACTTATGAAAACCCTTGAGGCCGAGAGATCGAAATGCGTCAGCTCTTGACATTACATTCCTGCCGCTTCGAATGCTAAAGGCTCTAGTCCCTTCATCTGCGCCAGAGTTAGCGGTGCGAAGTTGCGATCAAGCTGCAGCTCGGCGAAACGCTCAACGGTCAACCCGCCCTCCCTGAACAGCTTGCCCCGGACGGGGCCGATGGCGACGTCCTGGAACGAAGCAGGCTGCTGCTGAAGCCAGTGGTAGTAATCGAGGTCGGCACTGACCTGCTGTCCGCCATCAGCACCCACCGAGGCACGCGTAGCGCCTTTGGCGAACATCACGCTGAGCTTGGTTAGTAGGATGAAGGTGGTACGGCAGCTCGGGTGGAACGGCGGCCGAGGGCCGGACTCCACGGGGAACTTGCGCTTGTCCATCGAGCGGCATTGCTGGCTGGTCTTGCTGTCCAGCGTCGCCACCATTTGGATCTCTTCGACGATATCCGTATTAGCCTTGGCCACCTCCATACGGGCCTGGGACGACACATGCTGAATCGCGGTGTGCACGACCGTGCTGGCGTTGCGGTTGGTGGTAGCCAGGATGCCGTCTTTGTACCCGGCAGCCTTCGTGCCGCGGATGTTTCGGATGATCTGGAAGTTCGTCTGCCCTTCGAAGAACCCCTGCCGGATGGTGCCGATGACGCGCTCACGTTCGGCGCCGGTCCAGCCTTTGATGAAGGCCTTCAGCAGCTTCCCGCCACCGGTGCCGCGTACGCTGAGCGGGTTGGTCAGTACTGCGGTACGAATTGCAGCAGCCGTCGGCGCAACCACATCCAGCGACACGCCCACCGGCGCTGATCTGGCCAGGCTGGTCGCCTCGAACTGCGCCTCGTAGTTGGCGATATCCACCAGGTCTAGATTCAGTTGCGTGCTGTAGCGGTCGAAGATGCCCAGCAGCAAGCTATCCACGTCCTTCAGCAACGCTTCCAGGCGTTTGACGTTGTACTCAGTCAGGTCCGACTGGGTGAGTCGGTCACGAATAGAGCGGTCAATCTCCTTGAGAAACGGGGCGAACTTGCCCACCTCCCCAGCCTTGAGCTTTTCGAGGAAGACCGCGTGCCGGATAGTGGCATCAAGTACTGCCGGATTTACCGCCATTTAGTTTGTCCTCGTCGTCCAGGCCCAGGCCGTCACCCTGCTCTTCCAGCTCGCAATCGATCTGCAGGTCTGTGCGCTCTGGCGCGATCAGACCCAGCTTGCGCAGGTAAGCTCGAAGGTCTGCCTTGGCAAAGCCGCGTTGCTGCCACAAGCCAACCAAAGCCGTGATCATCTGCGGATCAGCAGTCAGCTCGACGAACTCCTGATTCACCTGGTAGGCAACCTTCTTTTCGGCAATCCCCATGTAAGCGCAGCACCACATGATCGCTCGCGTGTATGCCTCGCTGACGTTTGCCACACAGCCAGCGAGCACCGATGTGGATGCCGACTGATCGCCGCGCGACTCGGTAGCGGTCTTGGTGGCAAGTGACGCCACCACCATCCGTGCGCCCAGCTCAATCATCATCTGGTTCTTATCGGCCATCGCCTCCTTGACCAGCGTGTTAGGCGCCGGCTGTGCGTAACCGAACTGGCCGCCAGCCGGCAGCATCATCGGCGCCCTGGAGCCGACATAGACGCCGTTCTTCTCCATCCAGTCGCGCCACTGCTCGTCCAAACCCGAGATCCATGGCTGGGCCTGGCCACACCAGAAGACGCTGTCTTCGTAATCCGCACTGTTCCGGTAATGGCCCAGGTTGATCATCGCGATGTCGTACAGCGGCGACTCATCGATGCTTGGGTCGTTGTTCTGCGCTCCAACGAAGGTGAACGGGATCTCCTTGAGGCGACCGGTTACACCTTCGGGCTTGAACTCGTCGATGACTGCCAGTGGCCCGCCACCTTTCGGCCCGGACCGACGCCAGACACGGCAAACGAATCCGTCATCCTCAAGCGCCAGCTCCCGGTACTGCTCAGCCGTCTTGTAGCCGAACCCTTCCGGGATCTCCGGCGACTCGCGCAGCACCACCAGGGTTAGCACGCTGTGACCGTTAACCATACCCGTGCGCCAATTGATAATGTCTTCTGCGCAGTAGGAAAGGATCACTGAGTGCCCGCCGATGCCGTCGTCTTGGTGATAGTCGACGTACAGCCCGTGGCGGCCAGCCTCAAGCACCTTCTCAAGCGTGCCTTGTGAATGCTGGTAAATGCTCACCCCGGAGCCGTTGGCATTGTCTTGCAGGTATTCAAGCTTCGCCGGCACCGTGAGGGTCGGGTCTTTATGGAAGGCCAGGCCCAGCAGCCCGTTACGGGTGTGGCCAGTGGCGTTCTTGAAAACTGCGCGCTCGCGATAGGCCTTGTTCCGGTCTTCGTTCTCCGGCGACTTGTCGTGTGCGTTGATGTACGGCAGCCGGTCGACAACCCGGTGCTGCCCGGCACAGACATCGCGGACGGTCGCCCAGCGGTCTAGCACTGCCGTGTATTCCGCCCGTTTGAAGGAGACGTCGTTGCTCATCGGGCGTATCCCATTTTGATGGCGGTGACCGGTTTGATGATCGGGTACTCGCGGTGGATGAAGTAGCCGCCTGCGTCGTTCGCGTGATCGATACCGGCGGTTTTATCTGGCTCCCCGTTCGTGCCCCACACTTGCTGTTCCAGGCCATCGGCATAGGTTGGGCAGGTGAACGGGTTGACCAGGTAGCGGCGCTCGCCCTGCGCATTGCAGAAGACGGCGTTCATTGCGTTGATTCGGTCCTTAACCGGCGGGTTTGCCGCTGGAGCGATGACCGCGAACCCGGCCTGTCGAAGCATTGCAAGGTCAGTGATGCTGGCGTTCACAGACTTGCGCGAATCGCCCGAGGCGTCCGGGTAGATCCTGATTTCGCAGGTCTTTTTGAAGTCGTTGCCGTCGTGCTGCCAGTAACGCTCTTTGATACGGCGGATCATGTCGGGTGTGTCGTAGCCGTCAACCAGCTCATCCACAGCCCTCGGCAACCCTTGGTCGCGCTTGACGTGAGTGATGGCCGCCATCTTGCCGACGTTGAAGTCCATGCCGATGAACAGAGGTTCGCCCGGCTGAACGGTGTCGAAGCACCCATTCAGCTTGCGGTCGTAGGCCGTGTAGATCGTGCCGGAGGTCAGGTTGACGAACTGGCCGCGCAGATACGCTTGAATCAGCTGCGGTGGGTACGACTCCATCAGGGATGCGATGTAGTCATCCGGCAGGTTCAGTTCGTTGTCGAACGTGCTGGCCTGCACCAGGCCGTACATGTCGTTGAGCGCGGGTTTGTCACGTAGCTGTTTCACGAACTGCTGGTAGACGAACTTGAAACCCTCAGGCGTCGTCGTTACGTCCACCCCGTTCTTGAGTCCGGGCAGGTTGTAACGCATCCGCGCAATGATCTTGCGCCAGGCCTGCTGAGCCTTCAGCAAGCTCATCACGTCCAACTCATCGACCAAGGCCTGGCCGATCTTGAAGCCGACGATGGTCTGCGGCTTCTCCATCGAGCGACAAATCACAGTGCCGCGATACTGCCGGCCGCTGTAGATATGAACCTCGTGGTTCGCCTGGTTGATCTTTGTCTTCAGCCCCCAGTCATAGGCCACCTCATCCATGGTCGGATAGAAGATGTCCCGGATCTGCGGGTAAGTCGGCGCGAAGTAGCCAGCGTTGACACCGGGCCACTCCATGAAGTGCTTGCTCAGTGCCGAGCATCCCACCCAGGTCTTGCCCGAGCCGAACCCGGCAACGAAGGCGCGGAATTTGTGGGGCAGCGTGAGGAACTGAGCCTGCGGAACATTAAGGCTCGGCATTCGGCTTCCTCGCATCCACCACGTCGACCTGGATACGGGTCGGGATCACCGGTTCATCGCCCGCCTCTTCCTTCCTGGCCCGGTTGACGTAGATGTCGCCAGTTTCTTTCGCGGCTTGCTCGAGAATCTGCATAGCCAAGCCGATGTTCTTCATCGTCTCGGCCTTCTCCACGAAGCGGTTCATGGCGCGCAGGCGGTAGGCACGGTTGGCAATCGGGATATCTACAGTCTCTTCCCTGAAGCGCTTGCGGCACTCTTCAAAAAACGTCTTCCACTTCTGCCCGAGGTCCCGACCGGAATACTTGGTTGGGTCGTATCGCTCACACAGTTGGCGGGACACCTCGATGCCGTATTGCTCCTTGACGGCCTGACAAACCTGACTGGGGGTGTCAAAGCAGGCCAAGGCTTGGACAATAAAGGCCTTCACCTCATCTTTCAGGGCTGCCATAGATTCGTTTTCCGTCAAGGGCTGTCAAGGATTAAGCCAGCTTGAGCAGACAGGTTCCGCAGGCCCTCGCACTGTTCAATTTCCCCACCTCGGCAGGACTGTTTGCAGCATCCACCAACGCTTGAACGTCAGGGCTTGCACCGTAGCGGCGGACCACACCGACGAACTCTTCGACGTCGTGGCCCTGCAGCTTGATCTTCGGTGCGCCGTCTTGGGTGAATGCTGGTTGACCGTACTTGTCGGTCGCGTGAGCCAGGTGATAAAGCTCGTGTTCGATCAGGGCGCAGAACTCAAGGTCGCTGCACTGGGAGCAGTAGTCAGCAGCCAACGTGATGATGAAGGCCGGCACATCACCGAACCAGTCACGCATCTGCTGCTCCATCCGGGCTTTCTGCCAACCGCCGGCGCGGAACGCTACCTGCTCAGCCTGACCCAGAACTGTCCGGCCCTGCTTGTTAAAGCTCGACGACGCCCACATGACCCGGATGTCTGCATCCAGTAAATGGGCATGGTCTTCGTTGTGGATACGGCCGGTGTCGACAAGGATCTCGGCCTGGAGCCATTCCCATACTTCGGGAGCTGGAGTTAGGCGAATGCCGAAGTCGGATAGGTCGGACAGCTCAAGCAGTGACGATGGAGGGTATGGCCTATCCATGGATCACCTTGAGCTTGAAATAGTGGCGCGTTGCCGGTATTGATGGCGGCTTCCATAAGTAAGGAAGCTCACCTTCATGTCTTTTGCTCTTGTTCGCGCCGCTGCAACCTGCCTATTGGCAGCTACAACTCTCCTCGGATGCGCCTCTGCCCCGAAGGAAACCTGGACCAATAAAGGCCCATCCGAAATTGCCACAGAGCGTGGGCAAAGAGCCTGCTACGCAGACGCCAACATCATTGGCGGCGAACGGGTTTTCGGAATGCTATGCGCGGCACCAATCAATGGACTTCTTACTGATGGCGATCCAGTGATCATGGCTGGCCCCGCTTATCACCGCCTCTTCAAAGTGCACCTAAGTGAGACGATAAAAGGGATTAATGTGCCGCTCGGCGACAAGACTGGGCTACTTCAATGCGACCCCCTCAAGACCCACGCCGATAAGTCAGCCCCTGAGACCGCCTGCAAAATCACCGTTGATGGGAAGATGGTCGTCAGCACAAAGATTACCTTCGCCGACAAATAATTAAGGCCGTGCCGCACTCACCTGCGGCACACCTACCCAGCCTTGGCCTGATCGATGATAACCGTGCGGATCGTGCCGCCGGTGTTGGTGTCGCGCTTTGCGGCCATCTCAATTGCCTGGTATGCACTGGCGCCCATGTCCATCGCAGCGAACGCGAACGGCGAGCCACTGCCGATGGCGTATATCCGCGCATGCAGGATTGGCGTCTTCCAGAGCCCGGTGGTCTCGTCCACTGCGACATGCATCAGGCTCTCGCCATCAGCGACAAGGGCTGATGCGTCAATGTTGCCTTCTGGCTTAGCGCCGAAGTACACATCAACCAGGCGCTGATGGTCAGACACTGGGCCGGCGCAGAAAAACTTCACGCCCTTCTGCTCGATGCACTTCTCATAGGCGTCATCCGTGATGATGTCGCCACGGGTTACCTGGGAGTCATAGGCGATCACGCCGTCTTTGTAGGCAATGGTCGTCATTGTTGCCTCTATCTTGGATTGAAATGCCGGGTGGATACCGGTATTGATGTCGATCACCCATTACAGAGTTATCAACCGCCATGGATATCGTATTCATTGTTCAGAAGAGGCCGCGAGTCAGAGCTGTAGTGCAGGGGAAGCGAGCAGGTCAACCGGTCGAGCCACTTCCGCTCCAAGCAAAATGCTACAAGGCAGTCGACACTCGAACTGGCGACTACCTTGGCGAGTTCGATACCGAGGCTGAAGCCCAAGCGCTTTGCAACCGACTGAACGCCCAGCTACCCCAGAACAAGTCACGATAGTTGGCAAATTTCGCGCCACGATTGGATGCATTCGAAAACCTGGCGCGAATTACTTAACCCGCCGCTCGACACCATCAGGCGCCTTGTCACAGTGCAGGCAGTGCTCGCAGTTCAGCGTCCGACACAGCCAGAGCTTTACCCGCTGCCAGTACGTGACCATGAAGATGTGCCGGGCACCTGCCAGGGCCAGTGACACATGCAGCGTCAGGCCAGCACTGGTCGGGCCGAAGAAGATGTTCTGGCTGCGGGCCATTACAACGAAGCCACTTATCGCGATCGTCGAGTAGATCAGCTTCCCAAGGATGCCGTCCCTCACCTTCCCGCTCAGTACGCACCAGGCAGCCCACAGCGCGATAAGGCCGCAGGCGATGGAGTTGATCAGTTCAAGATTCATGGTGGATTGCCTCCCCCAAACCGCTGGCGAATGAGCGCCCAGAGGTCAGCGGATTTAATGGCTCTGTTAATGGCCGCCAGGAGCGAGCCGCCGAAGGCACCCAGCAGGAAGCCGATACCAGCGACGATCTTTGGCTCTGTCACGCCCAGGTAAGTGCTGACCATGCTCGTGAGGTAGATCGAACAGGCCATGCCGGTGATGAGGAAGATCATCCAGGCACGCCAGTCGTTCAGGTCGTCCTTGTGCCACCAGCTGGCGATCACAACCCCAACGAGGCCCGCGATCAGTAATTCGAACCTGTCGATCTTGTCGAGCAGGCGCTGTAGATACTCCATGCGCTCGACTCCGTGGGGCATGACTTGGATTAGAACGGCTCCAGCAGCACTCCCAGCTCGGAGCAATGGGTGTGGTGGAGCCGAAAATGAAAAAAGCCCCGGCTCAGGCCAGGGCTTTTCAAAAACACATAAAAATCACTAAATAGGTTTGACTGTTCCGATCTCGAACTCGTCTTTACTTTCATTCTTGCCTTGTATCCACTTGCAACCAACGAGATCGTGACGCACAGAACCGGTATTTCTCACAACCCGACCACCAATGCCCAGGGCACCAACACTAAAGTCTTTGGGGCCGCAACGATTCACAATCATCCGGGGACCACCCGAAGCGAGCTCAACCATATCGCCTTCCTTCGGATGATACATTTCTGTCGAGCCAACAAACTCCAGCTCCACCTTTTTCAATATCTTCCTACGCGACTCAGACTTTTCAAACCATTTGCATTCAACGTGATCGTGACTAAGCGTCTGCGGTACAACCATCCTCGCCGTTACGCCCAAAGCGCCGCCAACCTTAACAGGGCCAGCGTCAATCACCGTCATTAGCTGATTGTTAAGTTTATAACGAACCACATCGCCCAGCTTCAATGCTTCACTCATCGCGAGCCTCCTTTTCGTGTCGCTACAAGATGGGGGCTAGCGAGAAAATTTCAAGAGCGATCCACTGTACTGGGCATCTTTTGAAAACGAAAAAGCCCCAGCAGATGCTGAGGCCCTTGATTTGTAAAGGCATCTTACCGCGGCAGCTTCCTACACGGCATGCTTGCCGGTTCTGCGCGAAGCTCTGATGAGATGCATCGGTCTATGGTTTTTTGGGGCCGAGGGAGCTCTTGCGCTCTTCCTCACGTTGCTTGTCCAAAAGTAGAATTCTAATGTTCTGCTTCTCCACCAGCGTGCCTATGAGTGCACTAGCGGAAGGCCAGTCCACGAAAATCCCGACGACCTCATCGCCATCCCAGACAACCCACAATAACTTCGGAGGGTTTGAAGGCAGCCCCACACCCGAAGCCATCTTCGCTTTGAGATTTTTTATTTGTGTAGGGGTAAGTTGTTCTGCAGAGATCCTTCCCACTTTACGCTCCAGCCTCAGATTAGAAGCTAATAGCATGACCGATTGTCGCCCAACAAAAAACCCGGCTCTTGGCCGGGCGGGGGTATTGATGTGCGTTTCGCGTTACTTGTGCACTATGGGAAAAGTACGCGCAAAACCCCGTCATGTCAATATGATTATGCCGCCTCTTGATCTTTTTCCGAGTGAATCACCTGCCATAGCGGTTGTTGAGCCTGAATATCCACTTCTTTTATCACTTCTTTAAGGGATTCCCATAGGTCGAGCCAGTCACGCGTCCAGTTCTTCGGATCGATGGTGACGCCGAAGAACGTGTTCATCTCGGCGGCCACCCGCGCCGGGCCCCACTCAGCAGACCCGGCCACCTCCCCCTTGTACGACTGCAGGGCCAGGGTAACCAGGTACTGCGCCTTCACGCGCTTGGCCGATGTCAGATCTGGCAGCGCTGCTTTGGCGGTGATCAGCAGCACCGCGTTCAACAGGTGCTTCATGTTCATCGCCGGGTGGTACAGGTAGTGCCCGAACTGCTGAACCTGGAACGGGAGCGTGTCGATTGCACGCAGTACTTTGCCGATGGTGGCCAGGTGCGCAGCGCGGGCGGTGGAGCGGCCGGCGGGAGTACGGCGCGTCTCGCTTATGCTTATCTTCTGGCGCACAACCTGAATGCGCTCTTCCTTGTCATCCCCCAGCGCAGCGAAGACCGCCTCGGCCCGGCGCATACGCTGCCCCTTCTTGATAGGTGCTGATTGGGCCTTGTCGATGGCTACAGCGCTGATCGACGCGTTCGATTCGTGCTGAGCCTCAGTCCATACCTGTCTTGCGTTGATCAGCTTCATGCAGCTTCCCCTTTTTTCAGCTCTCTGGTCATTGCCCGGTACTTGGCCTTGATGACCTTCATCTCTTCCACGGTGTACTTGCAGGCCGGGTGCAGCCCCTCCAGCCAGGCCACCTTCTCGACACCAATGCGCAGCACCAGGCGAATGCGGTACTCCACGGCGTTGCCGGAAAGGTTGCGGTTGCACTTCACACACTGCCGGTGGATGTTCAGCGGCTCGAAGCGCAGCTCCGGGCAGGCACCCACGGATCGGTAGTGCCCGGCGTCCCACCGGCTGCCGGTCATGAGGTCGTTGTCGTTCGGCGTCGAATCGCAGCTGATGCACGGGAGGTGCGCGTCGCGCAGGCGGATGTACTCGTTCACCGCGGCCTGAGCTTCGCGCAGGTGATCCGCCCTGCTCTTCAGCTTCTCCTTCCGGACCTTTATGTCGCGGCGCCCTACTTCAGCCAGGGCCTTGCCAGCGATTGACCGGCCCTTCTCGGATTTGCCGTGAGCGATGGCGCACTCGATCTCTCCGCACACGGCTTGCGCGGCGCGGGTAGGCACGAACATCACTCGGCACTCTGGGCAGCGTTTACGCCGAGGCCCGCCTGACTTGAGTGGAGTCTTGCGTTGCAGTTGGGTGCGCCTCATGCGGCCTCCTTGAATGCTTCAAACTCGGCCATTTCGGTCAGGCGCTCTTCCGTCAGCGTTGGCCAGTCATGCAGCACCAGGTACGCGCAGCACTGGCGCCAAAAGTCTTGGAAGGTCTCCTCCCCCATCGAGTCGTAGGAAAGGCTGCGGGGTGTCTTGCGGGTGAGCTGGCCCAGGCCAGGAATATCGAACAGCTCCTCGTCGCAGTACACGCCCGACTCCAGCTGCAGAGCCTTGATCGCATCGTGGGACTGCTTGCTGGAGAATCGGTCGATGTTCTGGCTCAACACCCGGCCCAGACCGTGGACCAAACCGTTGAACCTCGGATTGCGCGGCTGCTTCAGATCGGCGCGGATCTTGGTGTTGATGCGGAAATCACGCTCACGAAGGATCGACCGGTCAGCGTTGGAGGACGGCACGAACGCGGCTACCTCCTTGCCGGTGGCAGGATCAATCAGGCGGCGCAGCACCAGGTACACGGGCATTGGACGGGGCTTGGCTGGCTTGGTCATTGCGCCACTCTCTTCGCTTCCAAATCCTGGGCCTGCTGGATCAGCAGCGCCCTGCGATCCGCCAACTCGTTGGCAGCCTCAATCCGAATTTCGTCCTGTCGCTCCGCGCTTGCCTTGCGCATCTCCAGCATTGAGGTCTTCACCAATTCCAGCTTCTGGCGCAGTGCCGGCTCTGGCCGAGTAACAGCTCCTGTCAGCAAACCCGCAACGGCACGCCCGTCTTCAGTGATCGGCTCGACGCTCAGGTCTGCCAGGTACTTCTGGCCGTGCTCGCGGGGAATCCGCTTCAGCTCCATGGCCTTGATCACGGCCTGAACGCGGCGATTGGCGTCGAACCCTACAGAGACGTGCCAACTCACCGGCTTGACGTCTTCGCGTGCCTGGCAGACAAACCGCTCGTAAGCGCTGATGAACGCCATGCGGGCCCCCACATTGTCACCGGCGTCGAGGACAGGCTTGGCAGCGGCCAGGGCAAGCTGGATTTCGTCTGTCAGCACCACGGTCTCGAATTCGTCGTAGGTGGTCATGGCGATTGCCCATGCCTCGTCCTTCCCAGGGCGGCCGTCGGAGGTCTGGACACGCTGCAGGATGTCAGCCATTGCCAGCTTGCCCTTCACTTCGAAGCGGCACGCCTTCAGCGCCGCCTTGACGACGGGTACCGGGTAGGCACAGAGGTCTTCAGCCATCATCGCAGCTGTGCCAGGGTTCATTTCCTGGCCCATGGCCTCGGCCGTTGCGCAGATGGCGGCGGCAAGCCCGGCGACCTGCTGGTCGTTCATTTCAGAGGTATTCATTGCGGTCACCTGATTGGCGTTTGTCCAGGACCATCTGAGCGGCCTGCTCCGCTGCGGAGTGGTTCGCCTCTGTCCGCTCCATCTGGCGGGCGGTTGTGCCGTTGATGCGCTGCCCGGTGACCCACTGGGTGTGGTAGCTCTCGGCATTGGCCAGCAGTTCATTGAGGCTGTGGCACTTGCGCAGGACAGCGGCATCGCTGGTTTTCAAGAAGTGGGCGGCGACATGGTGGGCGACGTCGGCGCCCAGGCGGTCAACCAGTTGGCCGAGCTGACCACCGACCTTGGCGTTCCACACCGGCCAGGCGCTGTAGCGCTTGCGGTAAGCCATGGCGTAGTTCGCCCAGACCTTGAAGGTTTTGCAGGTTTGGTCTTTGGGGCCCGGCATGTCGGCGGGGATCTCGACCCGTGGAGTGTCGGTGCGATCAACCACCAGCACCAAGCCGCGGGACTGAGCCGGCTTGCCGGTGGCGTCCTGCAAGTCCTGACTGGTTTCCTGATTGGTACCCTGATGATTGGTATCCTGATTTGTCGGAGATTTATCCGACCCTTGGCCGGATTTTTTTCCGACCTTGCTCGGAGATTTATCCGAGGTAGATCGGATTTTTTTCCGACCCATATTGTTTGGCGGGGTCGGATATTTTTCCGACCCATCAAGCTTATGGTTCCACTCGATGGCCTTCTCGGTTAGGCGAAAAAGCGTGATGTTCGAAGTACTGGAAAGCTCAATCAAACCGGCCTCCTCCAGGGCCTTCAGCATGCGGTAAGCGGTGTCCGGCTTATCAGTGAGCAGCGGCAGCTCCTCGATGATCTTTGCCTTGCTCAGCGCGAAGAAGATCCCGTCATCGGTCTTGATTGGCTTGGTCCAGCTCGGGCAGCCGTAGACGAACGCGAACAGCAGGGCCTGCTGAGAATTCAGCCCCCACTCCAGCGCCTTCACCTGGTTAATCGTGACGGTGTATTGCATGTCAGGCCGCCAAGGGGACGGAATGTGAGCTAATACGCGCCACGCTTTCAGATTGCGGAAAACGTGGCGCGAGATTGGTAGAGCTATTGATATGTGGCGGGGTTTGCATATAATCGGTCTCACAAAGTGTTATCGAATTAGCCGACCTCGACCGTCGGCTTTTTTGTGCCTGGGTTTATGGTCCGCATAATTGATAGTGCGAAGCCAAAGGGCACTGATCCGCGCATGCGCGGGTATTTTTTGTTTAGGCGGCTTTTACCGACTGCTTGAACACTTCCAGACTGACGATCACTTCCTCGGCTTCCTTTAGCAGTTCGGACTTCTCGCGTGTGCATACGCGGCCATCGGCCTGGGCGTCGAACGCAAGGCGGGTCACATCGGCCAGGTCGGCGTGCAGGCGCAGTAGCGCGGTGTTGAGGTTGATGCCCTCGGGCTTTTCCTTCGGCACCAGGTCGAAACCAAACGCCTCGGCCCACGCCTTCAGCGGACGGAAGTCCTGGGTGAACTTCATAATCCGGTGCAGCTCCTGGACGTTCAGCTTGTGGCTGTCGTAGTCCGGGTTCGCCTTCTGGGAAAGCAGCGTCTTCGAAGAGAAGCTGGCGCCCTCTGTAATCCGCCCTGCTCCGTGGTCGTCAACCACGTCATAGATCGCCTTCATCAAGTCCTGCATGTAACACCTCGAAATTCTTTACGTGGCGCCCTGCAGGTGCAGAGGCGATCATTTGCTCAATGGAACGGCGGACAGGGATGTCGCTTAGCTGGCGAGACGTTGATTCTGCGAAGGAAAAGCTCTCACCTCTTCTGCTGTACAAATCCCATTCGGGTGAGGGGTGACATAGATGTCACGGCCGATTCGAATGGCTTTACTGATGGCGCCCTGCGTCATCCCCAACAGAGCTGCAGCCTCGCTCTGCCCAAGCCAGCGGGCAAAATCAGTGATGTGAATTCGGTTCATGGGAGTGATCTCCGTGGTTCTTCATGCACGGATATTACCTATGGCATTTTTAAAAGTAAATGCCATTGGCATTTGTAGCTATATTACCGATGGGAATACGATTCAGGGATGAGCAAGAAACCCCTACCGCAAGAAAAAAAGGATGAGTGCCTTCGGCTGAAGGCATTGTTCAATAGAAAGAAAAATGAGCTTGGCCTGACCCAGGAGAAGCTGGCGCACGCCTTAGAAATCAATCAAAGCTCCGTCAGCCACTATCTGAATGGTGTTAACCCGCTCAATCCTTCGATTGCCGCCTCGTTCGCGAACATATTGAAGGTGGATGTTCGTGAATTTAGTGAGCGCCTCGCCAAAGAGATTTCTCAAATGGCGTCATCCATCGACCAGCGGCACACCGGATCTGGCACCGCCATCTCGCTGGATGGAGAAGATTCGTCCAAATCTGATCGTGACTTTACGGGTGCTGGCAAGAGAGCAAGGGCCCTGGCTTTGGCCGCAAGCCCAAGGTCTAGATCGGCACTCGAACGGATTGCCGAGGCCGCAGATTCTGGGCTGCTGAGCGAGCAAGATGTTCTGCTATTGGAGGCTATCGCCACTCGCCTTTCGATCAGGATCCCAACCAAAACAGAATCGCCTCATCAGCGTTTAAGGAAAAAGCTGACTCCAAATGATCCAGTTCCTGAATAGCGACTGCTTCGGCGGTCAATTGCGTGACCCAGTAAAAACGGGGCTAAACCCATTATTCCGCGCAAAAATTCGGGTCGGTGACGAGTCTTTGCACTGCTACGTTAAGCCGATCCCCGATAAAGTTTGGGAAAGGCCGGGCACCTACGAGTTTGAGTCATCTGAAATCGTAAGCGAGGCAATCGGGTATGCGCTGGCCGGTATCGTTGGTCTCCCGGTGGCCAAGAATGCAGGGGTAATTGAGCTGGATCGCGATCAAATCCCTGAGAGAGTTCAGCGCGCGCTCGACTTTATTTCTCCCTCGGGCCCACAGAAAAGCTATTTGGCGTGGTTCTCGCAAGACACGACGTATCCCAATCTTGTGCAAAAGCACGTGGACGGTTTTCCTGATTTTATGAAGGAGCGTCGAGCAAAGAGACTTGTAACGCAGCTATCCAAGAACAAGTCTATCCCGGCAATTTTGTCTTTTGACGCATGGCTTCAAAACTCTGACAGGCACCTAGGAAACCTACTTTGGGCGTCTAGCGGTTCGTACACCCTGATAGATCACGGAAGGCTATTTGTGTGGCCTGACTGGACTCCAGCCAAGCTGAGCGGGGCAAGGAAGTGCCCAAATAGGCTGATGGAAATAATCGATCTTTATGTGCCTCAGTGGAGCCAGAATCTACCCGTTCGAAGCGCTAGGCTGCTCGCGTACAATTCTTTCTCTGTCGCGTTTCGGGATGGTGGAGCAGAAAAAACAACGGAAATGCTATCGAGCTTTCTAGGCGACGAGGGGTCGACCCAGGTGGTCGACTTCATTGCCGCGCGTCTGGATAATGACCGATACTCCAAGGAACTTGGAATGCTGGCAATATCATGAATATCTCCGAAAAGCTCAGAAGTCGCATAGGTGGCGCACCCCGCCAGGAGCTCGTGCGTGGCTCCTGGAGAAGCATAAGCATGTGCCTTGATCCTGATGCAGGGGAGTTCCTTAATGTGGGGGTTGCCTTCCAGCATGGCGTGCAAGTCGAGATTCGCATGCTCGACACCTTCCAGCGCCTGGCTTGCTTATATGACGGCCGAATCGATCAAAACGATTTGGTGCATTACCTTCAGGACGTAGAGGCCACGCTGCTGAGTTATGGCGGCAATCTCCCTGACTTTATCGGACACGATGTTCGACTGGGAGAGGCCCTATTTGCATCTGGCGCCACGGCAGAAAGCGTCGTCGATGAGTTCTTCAATGACGTAGTGACCCTCGCCCGCCCAAAATTTGGAGCCAAGCGTGACCACTTCCGCTATCACTCCACACCCAAGCTTAGGGACGGCGTGCTGAGAATTATGGAAGAAAAAATGAGGCTGAAGGCATCCCGCATTATTCAGCAGGGAAGATTCAGCTTAAAAATGAAAGGGTCTGCGAACCGCATCGAAGTAGACGTCCCCCTGCTTAGCAGTGACGCCGCCGGCACAATTGTCTCTGCGTGGTACAAGAGTCCGCTTGTGGTTGAGCATAACATCCTGCAAGCAGCCTCGGACATTCTGCTAATTACGAGCAACTCAGATCGAAAAGGGTCTATTTCGGTACTCATGCCCAATTCTGATAGCGGCATGTCAGCAGAGGAATTTCGGAAAGTCCACGACACGGCCTTTCGCCAGATGGATCGGGCCAGCAAGGCTGGTGTTGACGTCATCGAAGCAGTGTCGACTGACGCATTGGCCAACCAAACAATCGAATGGTGGGACGATAGAGCTGCATAACGCATAAATCATCCATCAAATCAGCCCGCCTAGTGCGGGCTTTTTATTGCCATCGACAAATATTATTACCAATGGCATTGACAGCAAATAATGCCATTGGTAATGTTTGTTTGTCGCAGCGACACACAGCCACTGCGAAGGGCCTCACAGCCCGACGCTCTTTAACAGCTCAGGAACTTCGCAGATCGATCCCCGGCAACGGGCACAGCGCGAACAAGAAATTCGATCTCCACGCCAGCTCTGGAACTGGCCGCACCTTCCACATGAGGGTGCGCGAAACCACGCAAGCCAGCCAGGAAGAACACCGGACACGAAATGTGTGACCTGGCCAGAGATATGAATCGGGCGATGCGCGTGGTGGAGATGAAACACCGAATTCAAGAATTAGCGGGCCCGATAGCTTCGGCTGGGACCGCCGGACCTCATGCACCCTGCCCACCTAACCGGGCAAACGAGCTGCAGCGTGCATGTTGTAGGGACCTGTGATCCAAGACGAACAGATGCTGATTGACGCCCTGGGGAGGAAGCTCACCGCCAACCTACGAAGACGAGCGGCCAGCCCTGCAATCAGCAGCGGGCAACGGGCCACACCGCTGACGCAACATACCCGGTCTGACGCCAGTAGCGTGACCGGGGCTTCACCGATAGGCCTTGGCGACAGGGATTAACGGGAAGCCAACGGAGCCCTGGAGGGCAGCGCAATGTTCAACTTCACCAGCACAGAAAAAAACGGAAAGACCATCGCCCGTCTGGGTGAATACAGCGCTCACTTCACCAGCAGCGCTCGAAACACTCGGATCACGGCGGTCGTGATCGCCGATGAAGACAGCGGAGAGTGCCGCGCTACTGGTTCGCTGTTCTACCACTACGACGCCATCGCCCAAGGCCATAGCCATTGCGACACAGGCGCCCGGCAATATGACAACAGCGTACTTGTTTGACGCAAAGCATCACAGAGTAGCCTTCTCGCGAAGGCTGCTTGGGATGCTGACCCAACACTAACGATGCTTGCGAGAGCTGATTAGCTTCTCGCATCTATCAGACACCTGAGGGTGGGATACAGCCACATCAGACAGCACGCGGTACATCTCATGCTCGTCCGGAAACGGGTACACCTCGAGGTTAAGAGCAATCTGAATCTTGCGCAGATCTGTGCCTTCGACAAGCCAGCGCTCAGCGGTGCGAGTCATCGCTGATCCGTTGTCATCCGTCTGCCAGGCAAGAAAGTCGAAGAGCCGGGCCACCTGCATGAAAGCAATCGAATCGGGAATATCGGCAAAAAGCCGGTCAGCCAGATTTTCCTCCCCAAACTCAACCACTACTGCACGAACAGCGCTGAACGCTTCAGTGTATTCAGGCTCGCTGCTCTCTGCCGCGATCACGCTTAACGCCCTTTCAACAACCTGACGCATAGCAATTCCTTGCTCCGAGAAGGAGTGTCGATGCTACCAGCCTTCAGTGCGACTCGCTAAACGGCCAGCGCCGCCGTAGCCGGGAAAGACCGGCACCCTTCCCCACCTCTATTACGTCAGCACTCCTCCCCCGCGCCCATCGGCAACCAGCGGGAGGCATGAGTGTTGACGAATACAGGTGAACAAACGAATGGAGAGAGTCATGAGCGACCTGATTTTGAACATCCGTTTCTGGATGTGGCACTTGCAGATTACCTACCGCCTGCGGGTCCGCGTCAGCAAGAACGAATATCACCGCGCTAACCCGGATGGCCGCTTCGCGATCTACGAGTTTTCGCCCAGCCGGATTATGTGGAATTTCCGGTAACGCCTAACCCCAAACACTGGAGGTCGCCATGCATAACTGTACTGAAACTCAAGCGGTGTGCCGAGGATGCGGCCTCAAGCTGCGCGGCTCGCCATCGTGGAAAGGCGGCCTCGCCTATCACCCGGAGCCGAAAGGCGAAGTCCACCAATGCCACTACGGTGGCTGGGTCTGCTCGCGCCGCTGCGACATCCGCGCCTGCGTCGAGCTGGAAGGAACGATGCCAGGCTGCGGTGGCGTGAACGGCTACGAGCGGCTTTCCATCTACGCAAAAGAGAGCATTGAGCGCCACTGGCCGGAGGCAGCATGAACGCAGCATTGCAGATATGCCAGGAGCGTTACGACGCTCAGTTGCCTCCAGAGGTCAGTGAGGCGAGCGCGGAACAGGAGTGGCTGGAACACTCGGCGGAACAGTTGGTGTGCGGCATGGACATCAAATGGAAGCGCCGCTACGGCCAGCCGCAGGTGGTGACGTTTGATCGGTTTTGCACGTACCTGCAAGGCATCCTGAATCAACGCCAGATCGACGGACTTGACGAGCGTGACTCGTTCGCCCGCCTGTTCCTGTCAGCGATCCTGGGTAGCCAGAGTGAAGCGCGCAGCCATGCAGCGGACTTACTGGGCAATGAGCGCCCAGTCGAAACGGTTGAAAGGTTCGCCATGGACCTGCTCCGGCCCTACGCCGCCGATGCAGTGGCAGCAGAACGGGAAGAGGCAGAAGACGATGTGGATGCCGACCTATGAGCCCGCACGTCGCGATAACCACCGCCCTACTAGAGCTTGAGCATCCGGACACAACAGACCTGGCCGAGTCGCTGGCTGAAGGCCTGATTGTCCGCCACTTCACTACCGGCGCCATCAACGCCGAAGAGTTCCACCACTACAGCGCCTGGCTGCTGAAGACCAGCCGGCAGCGCAAGGAGGCAGCATGACCACCGCACCGGTTAAATCGCTGATCGACGAGCAGCTCGACGACATCGAGCGCCGCATTGCCATCCTGGGCTTCGGCCTTCCCTTCAACGAGCTCATCGGCCGCAAGCGTGAGGACCTGGTGCGGGATCTACCGCAGCGCCTGGCGCCAACCATGAAGGGTGGGCGGATTGCGGTGAGGGTTCGGCCTTGACTCCCCACCAGCGCACCCGGCGCCTGCTGATCTGGCGCGGCGCCTTCCCTGTCCTTGCCCTCTTCACCTTTCTGATGTTGCTCAGCGCCCTCGCTGATCGAATCACTCAATAACCAACACCTTCAATCGCTGCGAGCATCGCGGCAAGGAATCCCCATGTCCGCAGTAATAAAGCTGGACGACAACGCGCCTGCAATGTCGGAGGCCGCTCTCGTTGAAGTGCTGAGCAGCAGCCTCTACCCCGGCGCAGAAAAGAACTCTGTTGTGATGGTCCTGGCCTACTGCCAGGCCGCGCACCTTGACCCGATGTTGAAGCCGGTGCACATCGTCCCGATCTGGAACTCCAAGACAAAAAAGATGCAGGACACGGTGATGCCAGGCATCGGCCTGTACCGCATTCAGGCGGCGCGCACCGGCCAATACGCCGGGATCAGCGAACCAGAATATGGCCCTCCAGTGACTGCGAAGTTGAGTGGTGTAGAAGTCACGTATCCCGAATGGTGCCGCGTGACGGTCAAGCGGCAGATGAGCAACGGCCTAGTGGCCGAATACACAGCCAACGAGCGCTGGATCGAAAACTACGCAACAGCCAGCAAGGACACTGCGGCGCCCAACGCCATGTGGAAGCGTCGAGCATTTGCCCAGCTCGCCAAGTGCGCCGAGGCGCAGGCCCTGCGCAAAGCGTTTCCTGAAGTTGGATCGGCGCCAACGGCTGATGAGATGGAGGGCAAGGCATTCGAGGAGCCGGCGCGCGATATTAGCCCACGACAGCAAGCCCAGCCTGAACCTAAAGCGCTGCCCGCCTACTCCGACGACCTGCTGAGCGAGAACATCGCGAAGTGGCAACCGCTGATCGACTCGAACCGCACCAGTCCCGAACACCTCATTGCGACCATCAGCAGTAAGTACACGCTGAGTGAGGCGCAGATTGAAAAAATCACCAACCTCAAAGCCCTCGATGGAGACGCAGCATGAAAATTCACAACGTAGCTCAAGGCTCCGCCGAGTGGCTTGCCCTTCGCGCCAAGTTCCGCACTGCCTCCGAAGCCCCGGCGATGATGGGCGCATCGAAGTACCAGACCCGCACCGATCTGCTCGCAGCCAAAAAGACCGGCATCACGCCCGATGTCACGCCGTCTCAGCAGTTCATCTTCGACAAGGGTCACGCGACCGAAGCCATGGCTCGCCCGCTCGCCGAAGCACTGATCGGCGAAGAGCTTTATCCGATCGTTGCTACCGAGGGCAACCTGCTCGCCTCCATGGATGGCGCCACGATGCTCGGCGAGACCCTGTTCGAGCACAAGCTTTGGAATGAGTCGGTGGTCGCCCAGGTGAAGGCTGGTGAACTGGCTCCACACTATTACTGGCAGCTTGAGCAGCAACTGCTGGTGAGCGGCGCTGAGCGGGTCATATTTGTTTGCTCGGACGGCACGCCGGAGAACTTCGTGCACATGGAATACCGGCCGGTCGCCGGGCGAGCGGCCCAGCTGATCGAAGGTTGGAAACAGTTCGAGGTCGACCTGGCCAACTTCGAGATGTCCGACGCGCCTTCAATCGCAGTCGGCAAGGCGCCTGATGAGCTGCCAGCCCTGCGCATCGAGCTGACCGGCATGGTCACCGCCAGCAACCTGAAAGTGTTCGAAGACTCGGCGCTGGCTGTCATCGACTCGGTTAAAACCACACTCTCCACCGACCAGGACTTCGCCGACGCCAAGAAAGCGGTCAAATGGTGTGGCGATGTCGAGGAAGCTGTCGCGACCGCCAAGAAGCAGGCCCTGTCGCAGACCCAAAGCATCGACGAGCTGTTTTCATCGCTGGATCGCATCAGCGCTCATGCCCGCGAGACCCGCCTGAAGGTCGACAAGCTGGTGAAGGCTCAAGAGCTGTTGGTGAAGACCAACATCAAGCAAAAAGCAGAACTGGCACTGGCGGATCACATTGCCGCAATCAACAAGACCCTTGGCAAAGTCACGCTGCCTCATGTCGTTTCGGACTTCGCCGGTGCCATGAAGAATAAGCGCACCATCGCCAGCCTCCAGGACGCAGTTGATACCGAACTGGCCCGGGCGAAGATCGATGCAAGCCAGGCAGCCGACAGCATTCGCTTGAACCTGACCAGTCTGGCGGAGCTCGCCGTTGATCACGCCTTCCTGTTCAGCGATGTGCAGCAGCTGGTGACCAAGGCCAACGATGATCTGGTAACACTGATCAAATTCCGTATCGCAGAACACCAGAAAGATGAGCAGGCCAAGGCTGACGCGAAACGCATCGCCGCAGAGCAGGAAGCGCAACGCTTGGCGGCCATCAAGCCAGAGCCTGTCGTGGAGAAGGTGGCGGCGCCCGAGCCAGTCCGCGCCACGCCAGTCCAGACAGCGGCACCCGTCGCCCAGGCTACAAAGCCAGTAACGAGCCACGCGGTCGAGCAGGTAGCGCTGCAGGCGAACGTGACGGACTTCGAGGCACTGATCAAAGCAGTGGCATACGGTCAGGCGCCGACCACTGTCCTTTTGGTCAACTGGGAAGCGCTCGACGCAATGGTCGCGGCGCAGGGTGCAAACTTCAGCATGGCCGGGGTGACACTCGGCAAGGCGGCAGCATGATCAGCAACCTCCGATCAGATATCGAGTTTCGGCGCGAGAAAGCGCTGGAGCTTTCCAGTCAGGTCCGGCGGCACCTGGCCGCCGGCGGCAAGCTCACCATCGGCGATAGTCCGCCGATGAATCCAGACCCGGCGAAGCGTTCGGAATTCATCGACCCGGCAACCATCCTCAAGCGCCGCAAGCCGCCTATCACAGCGGCAGAACGTAAGGCGCTGCGCAAACTCGCGGAGGTTTTATGAGCAAGCGCAAGCCGCACAACCTGCAGACACGCATTGCCCGGTCGTGCCGCTCGCTGCTGGCATCCAATCACGTCGCCGTGGTGAACATCGACCCCGGCGGCCGCCAGGGCATGATCAATTACAAGTCGCTGAAGAACATCGCACCGGGGAAGATTGGCCAGGCCGTCTGCGGCATCCCCCACCGGTGGACGATCTACCTGAGCGCGCTTTGCATCGACGCCCGCGGCGACCGGTACAGCAAGTCGGTGGAGGTGGCGCCCGATGGCGTTTACCTCTCCGACCACTTGGAAGACGTGATCGAGCATTGCTACAAGAAGCTGCGCGACGAGGCCAATCAAAGCCAGATGGTGGCTTCGGGCTGGATCGCCATACCTGAAGCGATATCGCTGGACGAGGCGCACGCCGCGCGCATCTTCGAAGCTGTCGGCGCCTGGTGCCAGGTGAAGGTCGATTCATGCGCCGCATAGCCCGCACTCAGCAACGCAAACGTCAAACCTGGCTCGCACTGCCGGCCAGCGGAGTAGAAGAGGTAGGCCATGGCCAAGACTGTGCAGGAACGATCGGCCAAGGCTGCGCAGAAGCGCCTGGCGGTCGCCGAGAAGGAATTGCGGCACAAGGTCAGGCCGGGTATCGAGCAGGCAATGGAGCGTATCCGGCTTCGCGGCCAGGTGCCGATCATCAGCGAAGTCCTGCAAATAGCCATCATGAAGATGGACTTGATGACCGACGAAGAACTCGAGGCCTTCTTGAGATATCCGCGCCACGAAATCGTTGTTGACGAAAACGTGGCGCATCAACTGTACAGCCACGGCCAGCGCAAGGCATCATGGCTCGACGCCGAAGAAGCATAATTCACACTACAAGCTGAATCAGGCAAGCGAAAATCGACGCCTATAAGCGTTCATAACATTACGAACATATAGGAATCAGGACTTGTACCTATTCAGAAAGCCACCAAACTTTGTAAACAGCAAGTCGCGACAGAGTCCTTCTAAATCACCATAAACAGATTTTGCGCCAATATTTAAACTGACCAAGTTCGAACGCATTTCAGAAATGCAATTCTTCCTAATCTTAATGGCATAAGTATTTTCAATAGGGAACGGACACGAAGGAGTAACCCCAACTGTAAATACACCACTCTGGTGTTTGATACGCTCATTTCTAACATCTGGATCTATAAAGCAAAATCCCATTTCCTTTGCGTCTTCAACATTTCCAAAAAGGTCATTGCTTAAGAGATTCGTTTTTAACCAAGGAGCCCCTTTACCGTTATGTGACGATGGAATCATATATACGACCGCTTCGCTTTCAGGCAGCCCAACATAATCACCATCTATTACAACGCTATGTTGAAACTCATTTCTTTGGCTGTCTGTCAATTCCGAAATTGCCACCCTCTTGTATCGGACTCCATCTAGCGCAAAAAACAAGGCTACTATCGGCGACAGACTCCAATCTAGAAGGCGAGTAGGCAGACCAAAGTGCTGCGCTAGCGTTAAAACGTCCCAGGGATTTGTTGAGGTTAATCCATTATACCCATGCCTTTGAGAGTCGAATATATTATATGCTTGAGATGCTAACTTTAACGCACCTTCTTTATCTTTAGAACCACTTACATAACGGCTCAATCCGGAGGCAATACCCCACCTACTGTCTGACTGGCCTCTATACACAGCACCAGAAATTGAACCAGTCAGATTATTAATTGCTAGAACCTCATCCAAATATTGCGTGAGCGATTCTACCTCAATGACTTTGATATGCATTTTTATAAGTCCTTATGATTTCCGTATCAATATCAAAACGCCATCAATAGTACGATTTCCTGAGAAATCACGTCAACTCTACGAGGTTGGCGCCTGACTGGAGATAATCCATGCCCGCCGAATTCTACCTTCAAGACAGTCGCAGCCACGTCGGTGATGGCCTTACCTTCCACGGGAAGGCGCACCGCGGCTACTACACCGATCTGGACAAGTGCGAGGTGTACACCAAAGAAAAGGCTTGCGGCCACCGTGACACCGATATCCCATGGCCGAAACAGTACATTGACGAACGCGCCCACTATGGCGTCGACTGCCAGTTGATGGACGAGCAAGCCAGCAACGCCATGCTGGGACCAGAGTGCCGCGTCTATCTGCAAGTGCCAGGCAGTTGGAACGGCAATGACGTCTACTGGATCGGCTGGAACAGGGGTCAAGTCACCGCCGATCTTGGGCGCGCCTGCAATCTGAATCTGGAACAATCGCGGATGGAGTTCGCCGCCGAACTCACAGCCGGAACGCGAAAACTATGGTCTGCCGACTATATAGATTCCATCCGCCGACGGTTGGTTTGGCGCCAGGACGTTGATCTCAAGCAGGCACTCCGCGGCACCGGCATCAAATTAGCGAAACCGAAAAAACCACGGGAAGAAGTTTTCAACTGTGGCGGTTGCGGCCGGTTCGTCAGCGACATGCAGCGCTATCGCGAAGACTGCCGGAACTGCGGGGCAAGCAACACTCCTTGATCCAGCCTTTCCTATTACGCCGGATGCCTACAGTCACTCTGTAACTGTGAAATCGCCGAGATTATCGTTCATGTATTGAGCGATCTCCAAGGCCCGAGCAAACGACGTTCCAGGGTTAACGTCAAAACCGAACAATTCGGTCGGCATACCGTCGTCAGCAGTTGCATACTCAATGCAAATGAATGGTACGTGGCTTGCGTATTGCTTCACGGTGAACAATGGCTGAGCGCGCTTCGTCATTTTGATCTCCTTGATCCGGCTCCATGCCGGTAACCCGTAATACCCCATATAACTGGACAGCGCCAGCCGGCGCATCCCTATCGCTTTGCTTTCGTACCGGGAATAAGCCAACTCATTAAAAAAACGCTCGCTGGACCTATGAGCCAAGTAACGCTCGTCCCCGGAAAGACAAGTGGCACCACAATCGCAATTGCAAACAGGCCTATTGCTGCCCATAGATTCCTACGCGGCGTGAACCATTCACGGAACGCTTCAAGCTTTTTACTGGCCACTGCCACTCTCCCTGGTAACCAACCAGAAAAGATTATCACTTCTATCAACGAATCACGCCAGCCGGCGAGGCAATCGGCTGTCTGGAGTAATTATGAATCCCTACCTGATCACTGGCCCGGCCCAGATCGGCATCAGCGGTGGCCGCACCAGCGGGCACATGGTCTACAAAATCCTCGATGCGCATGGCGGAGTTCTGCCGTCTGACATTCACCTGTTCTTCCAGAACACCGGCAAGGAGCGCGAGGAAACCCTGGTCTTCATCGACCAGATCGCCAAACGCTGGAGTGTGAACATCGTCTGGATGGAGTGGTGCCGCGTATATGGCCAGCCGGACGACGCTCCCTGGTACAAACTGGTGAACTTCGAAACAGCCAGCCGTGACGGTGAGCCCTTCACCATGATGCTCGAGTACTACGCCGCATATAGGAAGGCCGAGAAGAACCTGCCACCGGTGTTGCCGAACTTCTCGAACAACATGTGCACCGCTTACCTGAAGGTGAAGATCGGCGAGAAGCACATGCGCGCCCTTGGCTACACCGAATGGGACTGTGTTGTCGGGATTCGATACGACGAACCGAAACGCTACCACCGCATGATGGCTGCCAACGACCGCGGCGGTACGCGCTGGGACAACCTTTGCCCCTCTTACACCGCCGGCATCACGAAAGAGGACGTAGCAGAGTTCTGGAAGGCCCAGCCGTTCGATCTGGGCATGGATTCAGACTTCGGCAACTGCGACCTGTGCTGGAAGAAGAGCGAAGGGAAGCTGATTAAGACCATAATCGAAGACCCTTCCCGGCTGCTCTGGTGGTCAGGCACCGAAGAGCGTTTCGGCCAGGTATTCCGCCAGGATCGCGCAGACTACAAAACGATGGGCTGGTCTGCGGATCAGCGATCTAGACAGACCGATTTCGAATTTGAATATCTCGAAGAGGACATCGACTGCTTTTGTGGTGATTGAACGTGCTTCCTATTTTGGCCAAACCGAAATCACCCCGATGAGAATACCCCCCGTGCCAGTGACCCAGGTTAGCCAGAATGCCTTCACTTCGCGCTTATGCTTCTCGGCCTCTCGAATAATCGTGATGGTGGCGCGCTCACCGACTGTAGTCAGGGTGCACGTAGTGCGCCCCGTATAATCATTTTCAAGTCTTTCCCACATACCCTCCTCAGCGAAATCAGGCATTGGAACGCACAAGGCATCTGCTTTCCTTCGATAGTTGTTAGTAATCAAAGATCTCCGGATTTGAAATAGGTCGAGGCTTTCCCGCTGATATTCATATAACGAGCCATTGCTATCCGACTCCCTTGTGTTGGGTGGAGCCGTTTTCCGGAGTTCCTCTTCGGCTCTACGGCATTTTCGCAACTCGCGCCAGAACACCCATCGTGCTGGGAGAAAACGACTCAGTTTCTTTTCCGGTTCCATATCCCAAATCCATTAGACGAATAAGCCAAATATACCCGGCGAGGATCCCCTATGTCCGCACAACAGAAGAAACACCCCTTCGATTTCAAAACCCAATACGGACTCGGCTTCAACCCTCAGGACGATGAGATCGTTGTCGATTTCTTCTGTGGTGGTGGCGGTGCCGGTACCGGGTTGGAAATGGGCCTTGGCCGCACGGTGAACGTGGCGAAGAACCACAGCCCGCAAGCCATCAGCATGCACACCGTGAATCACCCAAACGCCAAGCACTTCACCACCGACGTGTTCGATGGTGACCCGGACACCGAATGCGGCGGCAAGGCCGTGGGCTGGTTCCACATGTCTCCGGACTGCACGCACCACAGCCAGGCGGCCGGCGGCCAGCCGCGCAAGCGTGAGATCCGCAACCTGTCGTGGATCGGCCTCAAGTGGGGAGGCAAGAAGCGGCCCCGGGTGATCAGCCTGGAGAACGTGAAGCAGATCCTGCAGTGGGGCCGGCTGATCGCCAAGAGGGACAAAGCCACGGGTCGCGTGATCAAGCTGGACGGCACTATTGCTACACCTGGCGAAGTTGTACCGGTGGGCCAGCAGTTCCTGATCCCCGACCCGAAGCAGCGCGGCCGCACCTGGCGCCGCTTCGTGGCCTTGTTGGAAGGCATGGGCTATGTCGTTGAGTGGAAGGTGGTCAAGGCCTGCGACTTCGGCGCGCCGACCAGCCGGGAACGCCTGTTCATGATCGCCCGGTGCGATGGCCAGCCGATCGTGTGGCCTGAGCCAACCCACGCCAAGAACCCGGCCAAGGGCCAGCAGAAGTGGAAAACAGCCGCTGACTGCATTGACTTCAGTGACCTGGGCAAAAGCATCTTCGGTCGCAAGAAGGACCTTGCGCCGGCCACTCTGCGCCGCGTCGCCAAAGGCATGAAGAAGTTTGTCATCGATAGCGCGGCGCCGTTCATTGTGCCGATCGCCAACTGGTCAGGAGAAACGGTGCAGTCCGCAGACGAGCCGCTGCGTACGGTCACCTCCTACCCGAAGGGTGGCGCCTTCTCGGTGGTCAGCCCCACGCTGATTCAGTCAGGTTACGGAGAACGCCCAGGGCAAGAGCCACCGGTGCCGGGCGTGGGTCAGCCACTGGGGACGGTTGTCGCCGGTGGTGTCAAACACGCACTGGCTTCGGCCTGCATCGTCCAGGCCGGGCATGGGGAAGGTTCTGGCGCAAACAAGCGCCGCTCCCACGGGGTGAACGACATCTGCGGGCCGATCGGCACTGTCACTGCCAGCGGCGGCGGCCAATCCGTCAGCACCGCGGTGATGATCCAGGCCAACGGGGGATTCAACACCACGCACGCCAAGGGCATGCACGAACCCATGACCACGGTGACCAACACCGGCAGCCAGCAGCAGTTGGCCGTGGCGAACCTGGTGCACCTGCGTGGCAACTGTGATGCACGGGACGCCAATGACCCGCTGCACACCATCAGTGCCGGCGGCCAGCATCACGGATTGGTGAGTGCGTTCATGGAGCGGGCTTTCGGCGGCAGTGTTGGCCAGGGCCTGGAGGATCCGGCACCAACCATCACAGCCGGTGGTGGCGGTAAGAGCTCCCTGGTGTCGCTGACCCTGTCGCCAGAGCATGAAGCCGGCGCCCTTCGCGTCGCCGCCTTCCTGATCAGCTACTACGGCACCGAGAACATCAGCGCTTGCGATGCGCCCGCGCCGACCATTACCACCAAAGACCGCTTGGCCATGGTCACCGTGATGGTCAAGGGCACGCCCTACGTGATCGTCGACATCTGCCTGCGGATGCTGAAACCGGCTGAGCTGTACAAGGCCCAGGGCTTTCCGGCCGACTACATCATCAGTCACGGCGCAGACGGCAAGCCATTCACCAAGACCCAGCAGGTGCACATGTGCGGTAACAGCGTCAGCCCGCCGCCGATGGCTGCCTTGGCTCGGGCCAACGATCCATGGCAAAAGCTGGCTGTAGTTATCAAAGCCGCTTAGCTGTTGGAGACTGGGGTAATTAAATCGATCGTGGGTGGTACATTCAATACGACATGAGGTTTTGAGTGCAATCTTGATTCAGCACCAATTAATAATTCCTGCATCAATAAGTCACACTGGGCCCTGGCCTGCTCATTAGCTTTCTGTACGACGTTGTTTGCTTCTTCAACTCTACCCTCTATTAGTTCACCAGAGTCACCAATCATTCCGTCCGCCATAGGTAGCGGCTCCCGGTGAAATACGGAGGAGTAATGAGATAGCAAGCCCTTTACATATTCCAGTTGCGGTAAAGCTCGAACATCCGCACTTAAAATTAAGCCATTATCACCCTCTCCCAAATTCAGATTAAAAGGATGAGACTGCTTCAACTCTTCATTTTTATGCGAAACCCACCAAAACAAGCCGCCCGCAGCGAAAAATACAATCGCTCCGCAGATAGCAATGATGAAACTTTGGTTCTGGGAATGAAGCCAAATGGCTACAAACAAGAATGCAGCCGAAAAGAAAACCAATGTAAATACAACTATTTGCCCACCACGAGGACTGACACTCAATGCAGCCTTGGCCTTAACTTCCATGTCATGCTCCGATAGTAACGGTACCATTAGGATTACGTATCGGGTGGTACTCGGGAGAGTCATCAAACTCATTCCCTAAAGCCATAAACTGCAGCGCGTTAACTAACTTCCCAGAAACAACAATAAAATTCGTGCTATCCAAATAGCAATCAACCAAAGAGAAATTTGGAGTTTCAATTATGAGACGACATTTATCAAACCTACACGACTCAAAGCGCCAACCATCCAGCTTTATAATTTTTTCGTTATACCAAAGGCCTTTTACTGCTGGAGGAGCTGGAATAGGCGGTGGTGGAGGCGGAGGAGCTATCCCATACGCTAGCCGGGCCTGGGCTAAACCCTCGATGCCTCTGAGTATGTCTGCAGCATCAATTTTCTCGCTCATCTCATTTTCCCTATGTATGGCGTTTTGCCCTCAAAAATATACAGGCCCTTTGCCCAAAGTAAAAGCTCGATGCAGGTCAGGTAGATACCCCTCCCCCTTCAAAGTCAGCCGCTATAGCGGCAAGGACGAAGTCATGCCTGAAGAAACTGTTTTGATCCAGCCGCTGCCAGTTGAGCGTGACATACACGGCTACTGGACCGACCCGGCCTGGCCATCCACCGAAGACGAGTTGATCCCATACGCCTGGTTTGACTCGCGCGGCCTTGAAGCGCGCGAACTGGCTTTCGAATACGACGCGTCAGAGGAAGTGCAGGCGTCGTGGCTTGCTGAAGGTATCGCCGATTGCGCGGCCTGGCATCCGACAAATCCACCTGGCGAAGGCTGGTTCATCTTCTCGATCCACGATACCGACGACGGCCCGATCTGTGTGTGGGTGCGCAAGCGGGTGACGCCATGATCGCCACCCTCTGGTTCGCCTACGCCTTCATCTACAAGGGGCCAAGGCCATGAATGCGCAAGTCCTCGACCCTTGTAGCGCTAGCCGCATGATGTGGTTCGACAAGGGTGATCAGCGCGCCCTGTTCGGTGACATCCGCGATGAAGAGCATGTGCTGTGTGATGGCCGGGTGTTGAGGGTTGAGCCCGACGTCATTATGGATTTTCGGCATCTACCATTCCCCGACGCCAGCTTCAACATGGTGGTGTTCGATCCGCCGCACCTGGTACGCGCCGGCCGTGAAAGCTGGCTCCGGCTTAAGTATGGAATCCTCACCGACGATTGGCGCGACGATCTGCGCAAAGGCTTCGCCGAGTGCTTCCGGGTGTTGCGCCCTGGCCAGTTCCTTATCTTTAAGTGGAACGAAACCCAGATCCGGGTCAGCGAGATTCTTGCCCTTACCGATGAGCAACCGTTGTTTGGCCACAAGTCCGGGAAGCGCGAAAAAACGCACTGGATGACCTTCATGAAGGGTGAAAATGATAAATAGTCGGGAAACCGACACCCCAACACATCAACCATTGAGGCTCACCAAAAAAGGAGTCTCTCATGAAATATTTCGCAGACGCAGTCATCGCAATCGCCCCAGTAAAAACCCGCAAGTCTAGGAATCGCTTCTTCCGCAAGTACGACCGATGGACAGACAGATTGCTTCGGCTGGGCTTCATCAATCTTAAAACGCGACAGGATATGCGGCAGCAAATCGCAGGCGCATATCTCGCCTCCTTGATGTAGCCATTCCCCCTCTGAATAAGCCTGCCGGAAACCGGTGGGCTACTTTCCGTCGCCCCGCGCGGCCAGGACCACCCATGTCAGCATCAGAAAAACTCAACGACGGGATCACGGGCGACAAGGTGCCCGAGGCGCAGATGGCCGAGCTCCTCGGTACCACCCTCGCCGCCCTGCGCTCAAAGCGCGCCCGCAACCAAATCCCCATCGGCGTCTGGAACAAGCAAGGCAGCCGCGTCATGTACAGCATCAGGAGATATTACGAATGGCTCGAAAGCCAATGGGTTTGCCCGCAGGAATGGACCTCCACCACGGATCGATCCGCATCCGCTTTATGTGGAACGGCAGCCGGCGCAGTGAAACGCTCCCCTATCCCCCGACACAGAAAGGAATCAAGTCTGCCTCACAGGTTGTTGATCAAGTAAAAGGTCTGATTAAGCTGGGGCTGCTCGACGACGATAAGTACGCCGAGCTTTTCCCCAGTTCCAGTAACGTCGCTGGGGGGAAGATCAACTTCGGCGAGTATGCCCAACTCTGGCTAGACAGTCGTGAGGTGGTCGGTGGAACGAAGGCGAACTACAAGGGCGCACTGAACCGATACTGGATGCCCGGCCTGGCCCTGGTGCGGATCGACCTGATCACCACCACGCTGCTCCGCCGGGTCATGGCCACCAGCGAGTGGAAGTCGCCGGGCGTTAAGCGCAACGCAATCTCGAAGCTGTCCACCATCCTGAATTCAGCCGTATCCGAAGAGCTGATCCAAAAAAATCCGGCGGCGATTCTGGAGCTGCCCAAGCGCAGCAAAAAGGAGATCGACCCGTTCACCCTGGACGAGGCAAACCAGATCATCGCCAAGATGTACGAGCACGATCACTGGCCCAGCACGATTTATGCGGCATTTTTTGAGTTCGTGTTTTTTACAGGAATGCGTCTCTCCGAAGCCCTGGCGATGCGCTGGGATGAGGTAGACGAGCAGAAGAAGACGGCCCACGTGTGTCGTGGTGTCGCACTGGGGGAAGTGGTGGAGCGCACGAAAACGGGTGGTGACCGCTTTGTTTTGTTGAATGACCGCGCCCTGCATGCCTTGGATTTCGCCAAGAAATACGCAGAACGTCGGAAAAAGGGCAAAGGCAAGGTGCTGGAAACCCCTTACATCTTCCCGCCCTCAAAGAACGCAGCCTACGTCCGACAAACGTCCGACCTGCACAAGCAATGGGTTCCTACCCTAAAAGCACTAAACATCCGTCGTCGCCCGCCATACAACTGTCGTCACACCTATGCGACAATATGCATTATGTCTGGCATGAACCCCGCCTTCATCTCCCAGCAGCTCGGCCATAGTGTGCAGATGCTGCTCTCGACTTATGCGCGTTGGATCAACTCAAGCTCGGACTGGAGCGAAATGCAAAAGCTCCAGATTGGTCCCAAATTGGTCCCAGTTCAAATAAGCGCACCCTAA